TGTGGACCAGTAGGTCCTTGAACTGTAGCACCAGCAGGTCCTTGTGGGCCTGTTGGACCTTGTACAGTTGCTCCAGCTGGACCTTGCGGACCAACTGGTCCTTGTACAGTTGCTCCAGCTGGACCTTGCGGACCAACTGGTCCTTGTACAGTTGCTCCAGCTGGACCTTGCGGACCAACTGGTCCTTGAACCGTAGCACCAGGAGGACCTTGAACTGTAGCACCTGCTGGACCTTGCGGACCTGTTGGACCCATAGGACCTATTGCACCTTGAGGACCTGTTGGTCCCATTGGTCCGATTGGACCCATTGGTCCTGTAGAGCCTTGAGGACCTGTTGGTCCCATTGGACCCATTGGTCCGGTAGATCCGACAAATCCTACTGGACCCTGAACAGTAACACCGGGAGGACCTTGTACAGTAGCCCCAGAAGGTCCTTGTGCTCCAGTGATACCTTGTGATCCTGTAAATCCTACTGGACCCTGAACAGTAGCGCCAGCCGGACCTTGAACTGTAGCGCCAGATGGTCCCTGAGCTCCTTGAGCTCCAGTAGCACCTTGTGATCCTGTAAAGCCAATTGGTCCCTGTGCGCCAACCGGTCCTTGGGCGCCAGTCGGACCTTGAGCCCCAGTAGCACCCTGTGGTCCAATACCACTTATCCATGATACGTTGGTACCATCTGTTCTTAGGAAGAACCCGGTTGCACTGCCTTGAGCTGGAAGAAGATTGTTTATAGCAGCGGCACGTGTTGATGCATTTGTGCCACCTTGACCAATGTTTAGAATGCCATTGGAGATAGAAGAAGCGTTTACAATCAAGCCTGTTGCGTTTGCAATAATACCATCGCCGGCACGAATATTAATTGTTGTTCCGTTGGCATTAATAATAGAGTTTGAAAGACTTAGATTGTCGGCAGATACCGTGAATGTTCTCGTTGTATTACCAAGTAGGACACCATTTGCATTCGGGATCAACTCACCGCTGATCTCCGTATTACTAAATGTAAGGTTTCCTACAACCTCTAGCGAACCGTTGACTGCGAGAGTCTGACGAATTCTCATGTGTTGTGTAATTTCTACATTTGAAGTAAATGTAGAATCACCGTTTACTAATAATCCATTATCTACTTTAAAATTAGTGTTTGCCATGTCAACCTTACTTAATTAGATGAGCTATAACTTTAACCGCGGAATTTGCAACGGTTTGTTGAAGATATAAATTCACATTGTTATCTAAAGTACCAGTATTTGCTGTAAACGTTCCAAGAGGAGATGCAGCGCCATTTGAAGCAACTGTACCATAAACTGTTACAAACGCATCGGTTGTACCATTGTGAGCAAGTACAAGTTCAGAAAGCTGTGTGTTACTACCTTTCTTTACTTGAACTTCAAACTTGGCCGATGAATATGTTGCTTTAGGGAATGTGTAGATTAGCACAGGTCCAATTACGTTTCCAATATCACCATTTGCAGATACATCAACTACATAATCTGTTTTGAATGTAGTAGTTCCACCAATTGTAACAGTGTTTGATAGTGTTGTCGCGCCAAGAACACCAAGGGTTCCATCAGTTTCAATTGCAGTGGATGTAATGAATGTATTAACACTGCCGGTACCTACTGTAATTCTTGTTAATGTAAGATTAACATTGGCACCAACATTCATTGCAACTGATGCATTTGCTGTCGTAGTATTCATGCCACCAGAAAGAGTACTTAATCCAGCTACACCCAGTGTATTTGATAGTGTAGCAGAATTAGTTACAGCAATTGTGTTTCCAAAGCTGGCTGCGCCGGTAACCGTAATCGTATTTGAGAACGTAGCGGTATTTGTTACACCAATAGTGTTTGAGAATGTAGCTGCACCAGTTACACTCAACGTATTTGATAGTGTTGTAGTATTAGCAACCGATAGAGTACCATCAGTTTCAATACCAGTAGCTGTAATGAACGTATTCTCAGAACTAGTACCAACTGTAATTCTTGTATTTGAAAGATTTACGTTAGCACCAACATTGATTCCAACCGAAGCATTTGCTGTTGTAGTGTTTAGGTTACCAGAAAGAGTGGTTAGACCGGTTACACCAAGCGTGTTAGATAATGCAGTAGCACCAAAGACGGTAAGTGTGCCGTCTGTCTCGATCGCAGTGGCTGTAATGAATGTATTAACACTATTATTGCCAACATTAAATCTATCTAATGTAAGATTGACATTGGCGCCAACATTTACAGCGACAGAAGCATTTGCAGTTGTGGTATTCAGTGCAGCATTTAGTGATGCAAGACCGGCAACAGTTAGTGTATTTGATAGTGTTGTAGTATTAGTAACCGCCAATGTATTAGATAATGTAGCAGCATCAGCAACTGTTAATGTACCATCGGTTTCGATTGCAGTGGCTGTAATGAATGTATTAACACTACCAGTACCTACCGTAATTCTTGTATTTGAAAGATTTACGTTAGCGCCGACATTCATCGAAACGTTTGCATTCACTGTTGTTGTATTTACATTGCCAGAAGCATTTGCTAGACCAACTACTGTTAGTGTGTTGGATAATGTGGCATTGCCAGTAACAGCAATTGTGTTTGAGAATGTAGCATTACCTGTGATAGCAACGGCATTTGAGAATGTAGCATTACCTGTCACAGCAATAGTGTTTGACAAAGTAGCATTGCCAGTTATGGCTAGAGTGTTCGATAATGTAACGTTGCCTGTTACAGCTAGTGTATTGGATAATGTAGCATTACCAGTTACAACAATCGTATTTGCAAAGTTAGCATTTGATGTTACATTAGCAGCACCAGAAATTGTCAGGTAGTTGGTTGGTGTAATTACTAGATTAGCAATACCAGACCAAGAACCGTTACCAAACTTACTGTCGAATGAACTGTTGGCAACAACTATCGTTGTAGCATTTGCAAAGACATTTGCACCAATGGCTACCATAGTAGTATTGGCAACAAACAGACCAGTACTAAAAGCGTTCGCAGTCATGTTTGCTGTGGTTGTAGCATCTGCAACTTGAATGCGTGTTGGTGTAATATTCGTGTTGACAGTACTGCTAGATTGTGTTATAATCAGACTACTGTTTACAAAGGAATTAGCAGATCCTAAGCCAAGGTAAACACCAACTGGATTCAGGTAGCTGTTCGAGGTGCTGTTTCCGGCAAGAACACGAATACCAGCGTCTGCTGCAACATAAGCTGTAGCATTTGATGTAATGACTAGATTTGCAGAGTTGCCAGTTTGAACGTTACCACCACGAAGAGCAGTTCCAACTGCAATAGTGTTTGCACCAAACGTACCCCAAAGCTGAGCGGTACGAGCAATAGTATTATTGCCGGTGTTAGCAACAGTAGTATTTGCAGTAATAATTTCAGTCGAAAAAGCGTTCAGCAGCTCGTTAGTCTGGAGCAACCAAACTTCAAAGCTATCAGTAATGATATCAACGTTAGCTACTTGTCTTGACATTAATTATTCCTGTGTACTAACTGCACGAGCAAAGACTTGATATCACGTAATTCATTTTCAACATCAGTCATTCTCTTGCACAAACTGTTGTTTCTTTTGCTTGCTTCTCTTGCAGCTAAGAACTTCTTATATTCTTCTTCATTGTTATTTATGATAACGCCAGAGTCAGTATCTTTTACATACCCTGGATGATTTGTATCAACTAACATTATGCAGAGACTCCAATCACTTGGATTTGCTCTACCTTCGGAACAACGTGAGTGTTCTCAGAAAGAAGAACAATCTTAATCTGCATTGTGTTATACGTATCAAACTCTGTATAAGAAGAAGTTACATAGCGAGCAACGTTATCATTGGCAATATTATTCCAAGCAACGTTCTTGTATTTTAGCTTCTCAATACCAACATCACCTACAATATTAGCATTTGTAATTGGTTTAAAGACGGTGATGGAGCCGGTTGCACCTGGAGATGCCGGTGCAGTTACAGTAGCTACTGGAAACACTTCATGATTCTGTGGAGTAAGAATACTGTATATTCTAATCAGATCGCCAGTTGCAAGAGTTGAAGATACATCAGCTGTCGTAACAATATTGTTACTGCTGCTTGTTGTCAAGAAGTTGCCAGATAAACTAGCATGAACTTCAGGATATTGTGGAAGACCATAAGTGTATTCCCAGATATCCTTTGGATCTTCTGTGCTGTATCTGTCAGTGTTATTCTTTAGCTCTAGTGGAGTCCATGCTTTGTCATCAAATGCATCTTTATCAGCAGAATTATGCAACTTGGCATAAGCTTTAATCTGAGTACCAGATGGACGATAACCAGCCAGATAGACTACAACGTCTTCAGCATACTTACCTTCACCAAATGAGATCTTCTTAGAGATGTACTTGGTTTTAGCAAGACCGTTGCGATCAACTTCTGTATCATAATTCGTAATACTGCCACGTGTTGCAGTAATGGTATTATTGATATCATTTTGATAGAAGAAGAAATCAAGCTCGTTCGTCTTTAGATAAGGAACAGAGAATCTATTTGCTTCAGCAACTGCAACATTAAAGCTTACGTTGACAACTGCTGACTTTCTTTCGGTGCCGAACAGATTCGAGTTGATTACTTCAAGTGATCGTGAAAGAATGTATGATTCTCTTGGAGGATTATTAAACTTCAGAAGCTCAAGATTATCTGTTGTTGCAGGTATGTAATCTGTAGAGTTAGCAATTGCATACACCATCGAATAGTCAGATGTTGTAGGATTACCAATCAGGAACTTTGGCTGAAAGTTATCAACTTTGAATTTATCAATTGAAGCTACGTTTGCCGAAGCACCAGATCTTTCTGCAATAATTCTCGTGCCAGTGACAAACTTAAAATCACTATTTGCGGCATTAGAATCAACAAGATAAATCTTATTCTTGGTATAGTCGACATAATATGCAACACCGACTGGTGGAACTTTAAGTCCAATTCCAGTAGCAGTAAAGCTTGGGAATTTATCAACAGTCATAGTAGTAGCATCAATAACGTTTGTAATTGTAAGAACATTTCTTACTGAACCGTTAGTAACTACAATTTTATCATTGATGCTATAGTTGGAGAATACTCCAGTTCCAGATGCTCTTACAATTGTATTGCTTGTTGAAGAAACGTTAACTGTAATATCAGCAGCATCTGCAATGTTTTGATAAACATATTCGCCGCTTGCAATAGCTCCAACTGTTGTTCGATCAATTGTAAAGAACTCATAGTCTTTATTCACAAGTGGAATAGTAATATTATCAGAATTAAATTGTGCAACCTTTACACTGAACTTAAGATCTTTATTACTAAACTTGTCATAGCTACTTGAATTAGTTGCCTTATAAAGGAAACCATCAAAGCGTGACTGCGAACCTGGTGAAGCAGTATTAGTTACACCACCTGCTCCTACCAGTCTATCTCCCTGAACATTGGTCCAGATGTCATATGCTGGATCGTTATACTTAATAACAATGCCATAGAACCGTGCAGATTTAATTAAAACCGGATTTGAAAATCCAACAACCGTTGGTGTCTGTGCATCATTACTAATGTTGACAGAATCATAGTCGATTGATTTTACCGAATTCACAAGCACGCGATTCGGATTAGGATCTCCGTTTTCTACTTCGCAAATCCAAACGTTGATGCCCGGTTTAAAGGCACCACTCACGTTTGCATTTTGCGCAGGCTTAGCCTTAAAGAATAGATCTACGGAAGTCAACATGATTTCAGAAGCGCTAGCAACCGTATCAGGATTTACATAGAATGTTTGGATGTAGTCAAATGTCGACATTAATTCCTCTTAATCTTTTCTTTATTTATTCTTAGCGAAGACGCTCATTCACGTTATCCCAATCAAAAATACGAACGTTATTATTATCAATAGCGTCATGAATTGATTGTGAACTAAATCCAGCAGGAATTGCTGATGTAGTTGCTCTATCTGATGTAGCAGCCTGTGTAGCAGTTTGTGATGTATTCAGTGTGATTGGTTGATCGAATCCAAATGGTAGGCCTGTGTAGTATTTAACACCAATAGATCCTGTTGTCTTCGAGTTACCATCGTACGACTGAACTGTAAACACCTTCACACCAGCTTTCGATGCTGCAAGCTTATTCTGTTGCTCAAGATCAGTAGTAGCTTCATTGATTCCTGCATCATAGTAGAAATCAAAGTTTAGAGTACCATTCATGTCTGCCAGAAGACCAGTTGTATTTGTGGTCGACGTTCTTGATTGTGCGCACTTCGATGTCTGATCTTCGCCTTCAAACATAAACTTGTGATATGTATTTGGCTTCAGACCAGTAATAGAAATTGAGAATTTCTGTGCATCAGAGATAAACTCACCAATTGCAACCGAGCCAAATATATCATTCATATAGTTTGTTGACAGAGTGATTGTGAATTCAGCTGGTGAAATTGTATGAACAACACCAGTGTAATCAAAGTTCGCAGGATTTGGAACGATACGTGTTTCAGTGGTTACCACATCCGACGGATAATAAAGCTTAAATCCATAAGTTCCAGATTTTCCTTGTCCGCCATGGTTCTTACCCTTGTAAACACGAAGCTTGTAGTAAATACCATCGTTTGGATTGTGCGTCCAAAGAAGCTTAAACTTATCTTCAACGAAACCACCAACTGGTCCATAAGACTTACGTGTTATAGAACCTGGGTTTTCGATCTTTTTGCCATCGTTTAGAATGCTAAGACCCTTGGTAGAAATATCAGCATTTGTAATTGTTTCAGCAGCTGCTGATGTATATGTTGTAACATAAGTACCACCAGAAGTTGTTGACTGGAATACTTCAAGAGCTATGTTATTATCACGGCTATTAATATAGAATTCAACAGGTCCTGTTAGACTGCTGAATGTATAGAAGAATTCTTCATATACCGAGCCGTCGTCGCTGCGAGCTGTACTACGCTGAGACTGAATAGCAACTTCAGTTTTCTGAGTAACTACTAGAACTTCAACTGGTCCAGATGTAATCACAGCACCGTCGGTAGCATCATTTTGAGCTACGATTGTGAATTCATTATATGGAAGAGTTACAATACCAGTTGAATTGTCTTCTGGTTTGAATTCAAGATTCAGTTCGGTTAACTTAGGACCAAGTTGATCTTCCTTAATTGTACCATAGTACTCAGGATTTCCAAGATCAGAATAGTTATAATCTGTAAATGGATCTACAAAGAAACCAAAGCGGAAGCGATCGTTTAGTGAGTCAAGTGACGAAGGAATATATCTTGCTTTTGCAAGAGCTTCAGCCAGCGTAAATGATACGTAGTATTCAAGAGTTTTGATACGATTCTCAAGAGAAGCGATATCAGTCATCTTGTATCCCTTGACTTGGATACGTGAACGATCAGTTGCACTAATAAGTTGAGTTACGGTATAGTTCTTAACTCTTCTTCCAAATGATTCGTTAGCAACTTTAGTATCAATAATCTTAGCCATGTCTGCAGATTTTGATTCTGGCAGAGAAGGATAAGGTGGAATCTTAAGAATTTGTAGTGTAATGCTGTTTTGTGGCTCTGGTGGAATTTCATCCTGTGCGCCATTCTTACCAGCACGAACAACAAAGTCTCCGTTGCTATCTACAACAACACGATCTGATCTGCCTAGACAATATACAATGTTAGCAGTTAGATCTGTATCTGGCACAGGGAAATATTTTTCACCTGCTATGAATCGATTTGAAGAACTTGGTTCAGACGGATTAATAATAGATAGAGCATTTGCTCCAGCTGGCACATTAGAAATGTCTGTAACCAGTTTAATTGTATTTGCAGAGCGTGGACGGAAGTCATACTGATCACGCAGATCATAGTACTTGCCGCTGGTTCCCAGAACTTCTGGGATTTCCATTGTGTGCACACTTTCAGAAGCAGATAGCGCTGCAAAGTCTAATGAGTCATCGACTGTATAAGAACTGATAGTTTTAACACCTGCCTCACCGCCGGTAAACACGTCATACTGTACAAGTAGAATATCATTCGATACAAGTTCAGCTGCACGAGGTTTTCTATACAGATAAGAAGTATCTAGATAGTCTTCCTTTTGATTAATATCAATGTAGAAGTCGTTCGTAACATCAGATACACCATAGGTATTTCCAGTAAAGAATACTGGTTGGCCTGTGAGTGTGTGGTTTTCTGATGTTGTAGTTGCTCCTAGTTGGATATTTGCTCCACCACGAGCAGAAGCAAGAGCCATACCGCTGGTGTTAGCGTATACGGCATAGTATGTTCCAGCATCTGTAAGGTTGGTAACCGTTGTTGTACTATCAGCGTAGACTACCGAATCACCATTTGCAAATGGGTTGTTGGATATCTGAATAAACGCAGTTTGAGTACCAGAGTTTATGATGCCAGTATTAGCATTGAAGTTCAGAGCTCTTGATTGGCCATTTGCTACATATACTTTTCTTAGACGGAAAGCATCAGAAACACCAAGTGCCCAAGGGCCACGAGTACCACCAGCATTATTTGAACAAACAGCACGTGTATAAATTGAGCGAGTTACGCTTTTTACTGCTGATGCAATATTATTTCTAGTTGCATTATAGACAACCATCATGTCAGCAGATGTAGAACTTCCGGTACTCGCATTAGCAATGGTATTTGCTAGAGCAATAACCATAGTGCCTGGCGATGTAACAGTTGCTGTGCGAGTTGTTTTGCTAGTTAGCGAAATTGGAACATTGGCTGGATAGTAAAGCTTTACTGAACCGCCAGAGTATGTTTGACCAGGACCCGAAGTAAGAATCATTGAAGACGCGCCAGTTACCTGAGCAACCTGACTAATAACTTCATTACCACCCGAGCTGTTTAAGAACTTAACAAAGTCACCGGCACTAAATACATTTAAGAAGTTAGTACCACCGGCACCAGCAACCTGAAGATTTGAAGTAGAGCTTGCGCCAATAGAAATTGTTCCTGATGCGTTTGCTTGTGCCTGATAGTTTCCTTTAGGAATAACTAGCAGTTCTTTCTTTGCTGAATCGCCAAGAACTCCAGTATACGGGAAAGTTTCACCCGACCCAAGATTTAATGTGATTTCGCCGTTTGTAAGTGCTTCTTCACTGCTATTAATAGTTCTATATGTGTATGTAATTCTTTCTGCTGTTTGCATAGCAGGAACAGAACTATATAGTAGAGAAGTACCAGCCGAATCTTCTAGAATAGCTGCACCGCTATCACTTAGTACTACGTCGGCAATACCCTTATTTGTTCCGCCATAATATATTGAGCGAACAAGACCGAAGTTTTTGCCGGCTTCCATGACAACATCGAAAAGATAGAGTCTGTATACAGCATTCGGCGATCCAACTTCACCTGTTTCAAGTGTGATAGAACGAATTCTTGCTTCTCCAAGCTTTGTTCCTGGAGCAGCAATTGCACTACCGGCTGGTACACCGGTTGTGATGTACGTAGCAGCAGATCCTTGAAGATCAACCTTGGCACCTTCATTGAAAGAAAAGTTTCCGCCAAGTTCTTTTACACGAACATAGTTGCCGTATCCAAGACGAATTCTTGCAGCAGGATTGTTTGATGTTGCAACACCCTTAGCAATGCTTGTGCTATATTCACCTGTTTCAACTCTGAAACCATTGATATAAGCTTTACCCGGATCAACTGTCATTTTAAATACAGTTTCTGTTTCAGAGAAAGTCTTAGAATCGCTTACATTTACAATGAACTGATCTAGAACATAGTTACCAGATTCTTCATATGTTCTTTTAGCAATCTCGTTGCCAATTACATTATATACAGTTGTTAGGTTCTTCTTATATGGACGACCATCAGCAAACTCGATAATTGGAAGGAAGTCAGTATTTGCATCTGCAACTTCCTTATCAAGAACGCGAAGTTCTGGAGTTAGCTTAAGACGATCAGCACCAGGAGCTGCGTAGTTATAAGTGCCAGTAGCGTTATCAAGAAGTGATGTATCTTCATTGCTATCAATAATATCCTCTGCAGTATAGAATCCAACTGACTTATCAAAGTTTGTGTTGGAATACTTACTTACAACTGCTAGTTGTGGAGATACTCTTGAGAAAAATCCCTTCTGGTAAATAGTACCTTCATCAACAGTAACACCGTAACCAGTACCAATTGGAATTTGTGCTGTGTTTGCAACAGTAATTGTTGCCATGTAGTTAAGAGCTTCAACATCTAGATCACCAATTTCTGTCGCAGACAGAGCTGATGTAGATTGCTTCATTACTGTTACGTGTGGTGGTACATAATATCCTGTACCCTGACTAGTAACAGAGATCGAAGTGATTTTACGTGAAGCATCTGTTACTAGAGATCCAGCTGCGCCTGTACCAATTAGTGCTACAACGTTTGCAGTAGCAAATGGCGCAGTTGTGTTGCGAATTGTTTCACCAACACCAACACGCCACAATGTAGTATTAGCAGTACCGTCAGCAAGATTGTTTGCATACGGTCTAACTTTTAGAATAAGAGCTTCTGTATTTGTAGTAGCATCTGTTGATATAATAACAAGATTGGCTACACCGTTTTGAATTGTATGGCCTGCTGAAAATGAACCAGGTGCGAATGTTTTACCACCGGTTGAGTTCTGTACAGCGAGAGCTGAAACAACTACTACTCCATCAGTATTACTAAACAACGATGAACCGTTATTTACTCGTGCCTTAAAGATTGGATAGAGTGGACTGTATACAGTAAGAGTTTGACCTGCAGCAAATGTAAATGTATTCGAATCTGAACCAGATGAATTGTATTTTACATAAAGAGTATTTAGATCTGGAGAACGTGATTCGAATCCAGCAACTGTCTTCACAATATGACCAGCTACGTTTGAACTGTTACGTACAGACATGCCTTCGAAAGCAGTAACAGAAATTGGTGTTCCATCTGCTTCTGTGTCTTTAATCTTTACATAAGGAAGAACATCGTGGCGAATAATGTTACAACCTTCAATGATTGTACCACGCTTAAAGATGTTATCGCCAAACTTCTCAACTTGGTTTTGCAGAATACTCTGGAGTTGATTCAGCTCACGTGCCTGAACAGCTACGCCTGGACGGAAAAGAACACGATAAAAGTTCTTTGTCGGATCGTAGTCGTCGTAATATGGAAATACGTTTAGGTCTGTTTGCAGAGCCATTTAATTAAAACTCCAAGATTATCTTTATAATTTCTGATTTGTTGCCGCTTCGAGTAATCGGATCTAGATTTTCAAGATATAGAACCTGGCCACTGCCGACAACAAAGTCTCCAGGATATTTATTAGTCAGATTATTGAGCGAAGCAAGAGAAGTTACGCCTCTAATAGGTCTTACGCCACCTGGATCTAAATTGTAAATACCAAACTTATTACTGATGTACATATGATCGTTATCAGATCCGTCTGTAAGTTCGATATGGTGGAAAGCACCACGTGGTTTAGCATATGGTATTAAGCTAGTTTGTTCAATAACTTCATCTTCAAGGAAACTTGTTCCACCGGTCGGGAAGGTGCCAGTTAGTCTTGTAAGTTGAACAGCAGTATTAAATCCTCCGGCCGCTTTATCATTTACTTCAATTGGAAGAGATGGAGAGGCGCCAGCAGTTGTTTGAATAACGCTAGTCGTATTAGAAGTAAGACCAATAACTCTAGAATTTTCTGTGAATACACCCGCAACATTTGAAAGAGTAATTCTTCCAGCACTTACAGATGAAACTTTTCCAGACGCTTGAAGAACAAGTGCTGAAACTTCACAGTTATCTCCCGTGAATGTCGAATTTGTTGTTGTAGTAATTTGGTAATCCTGAGGAACACCTGCCACCTTTGAAAGAAAAAGATTGGTTCCACTTGTAACTAGAACATAATCACCAGCAACAAAGTTATCTTTAAACGTAGGTGTCTGTGGATTGGCAAATGCTACAGCCAACTGGCCGTTAGTTCCAGAGGTAGCAGTTACTTGCAAAGTAGGCAATTCAATATAGTTATTACCTTGATTAGATACAGTAACGCCAGTAATAACATTTGATGTTAAGGTAACAGATACGGCAAGACCATCTCCACCAGAAAGAGGATTAGTTACAGTCACGGCTACGTCTGACGAATAGCTTTCGCCGCCATTAATAATACTAACAACAGAAGAAATACGACCTTGATTTGTTTTCTTAATCGTAGTACTGCCGGATGTAACTGAAACGTTTCCATGAAGCTTAAATTGCTTAAATTGGTGAACTGTTTCACCAATGCTAAATCCAGTGCCAAGTGTATTTGCAGTTTTAAGAATAATATCTACGTTTGTATATAAAGGATTCTTAATAATACCTACTTGACGGAAATCATTCTCGACTGGAATAGTCGAACCTTCGCTATTTGTAAACTTAGTACTAATGCAAACTCTTTTGCCACCCAGCTCGGTAGTTGGATCTGATCCATGACCATTTATAGGCGAAATAATTGGCTGCAATGTTGCCGCAGTAAAGCCAGCGCTACCTGATACAGAAGCTGGAAGATCAATAAACACGCTATCAACTGTAACTGGAATACTGTTTGTAGTTTTTCCTGCATATGCTTCGCCATAGCGATAGCCTGCGCCAACGGCAAGCATTTCAATTTCTACAATTGAATTAGAACTTGCGCTGTCAATAATAGCTCTACCTTCGGCAGCTGTTGTTTCACTTCCATCTCCCCATATGTAAACATACGGATAAACTTCATATTCATCGCCGGCTGCAGGAGCAGGATTAAATGGTGAATCTAGAATAAAGATTTTTTGGCCACCTTGGCCACGATAATCTACAATACGACGATATTGATTTGCAGCACCGGCTGAAGACTCAGTAATCTTAATTACACAACCTGCGTAATAATCATCTTCTGCTTCAGCAGTATCTGGTGCACCGTAGATTTCATCATTACCACCAACACTGATGTCAGTAGTTCTAAAAATGCCATTATTAATGTAGTTATCATAACCTTTGCCGCGTGTAATAATATCAACTACTTCAATAGTGCCTGGAATGGCCGCAGCTTCTACTGTTGTATTTGCAACGACTGGAATATAGTTTGTTGTAGCAAACTTTTCATACTCTGCTTTGGTAATACTATACATGTACTTCCAAATATATTCATCACCAGTAGGATATGGTTCTAATGATTTTACAGATGGAGCGTCAGTAGAACTTACTTGTACTGTACTATTACTAGCATTGAATAAACATTTGAAAACATTAAATTCTGTACCGGCATCTACAACCGTATAGAATTTCTTGGTATCTAAATTGCCATCAGTATGATCGTACTTATCGTAGTAAGTACCAGAAGACCAAAGATACTTAGGAATAACATGAGCTACATCGCTAGAAGTAATCCTCTTAGCAAAGATCATATCGTTATAAACATCAATGTTTGTAGACTTGATGCTATTGTTTGGCGTGGTTAGAACAGCATCACTTCCAGGATACGGAGTATGCTTGCCGGCAAAAACAAAGTAATCATTGTTTGCAAAAGAACTCACAAAACTTGCGGCACTTTCTACATTAAAATTTGTTGTTACAAGTTTTTGAGTAACTGACATTTATTCCTCGATCGTCTTTGTCAAGTAATGGCCGGATGTATCTACATCAGGTGTTGTATTAGCTATTATATTTATAGGAGTTCCACCGGCAGATGTTGCAAGTTTAACAGTAGATCCGGATGTTTGTACAATATAATAGTTGGTATTATTGGCTAATGGCGAAACAGCAACATTTGCGGTTGCGGTTGTGTATCTTACAATATCACCATTTGCAAATGGATTTGATGTAATGTCCGTATCGATTGTTTTATTTGCCGTGCTTACATCACCGGCTGAGTTGAACTTCACTTCTTGACCAGTTGCAATTTCAGAAAGTTCAACTGTAATAGAATCTTCCTCGACAACCAGTGCCGAACCAAAGAACTTAGTACCAGCAGTATGCATAACCTTCTTGAACATGTCTGCATAACGATCAACAGAGATCTTCGACAGAATCTCGTACGAGTATTCTTGATAGTAGTCACCGTCATGAATGTACATGTCTTCAGATAGGAAGCCCTTTGAACTTCTATAATATCCTTCACCAATGCCGTGTCCATCAACAACAATTTTAATAGACCCTGAACGCGCGCCGTCTGCTGAAGTGTATTGTAGAACATCACTATTCGAATAACCAACACCAGAGTCTACAACCTGTAGAGATGTAATTTGGCCATTTGCTGTAATAACGTTAGCTTCAATCTGAGCATTTAAACCAATCGGATAGATAAGGTCTAAATCTTCAGTAACTCCTGTGATTTGAGCTTCTGCACCAGAAAATTCACCGAGCAGAAGTGAAACACTTGGAGGCGAACCCGGTCTAAATGTATTTTCAAAACTAAGTCTCTTTACGCGAACTGCAGTGGTATTGGCTGACTTGACAATACCCTTTGCAGTAGATGTAATTTGATACAAGCTTGCAGTAGATACATTTGCACTAACATACGGATTTGAATATGAAAGCAGTGTATTTGATGATGTTACATTGATTGTGGATGTATTACCAGATACACGAACATAATCGCCAGTTGTATTTGAGAAGATTGATTGTACACTGGCATTCATTACTGGAGTTGTGCTTTGATACACGCGATCACCAGGTAGGAATCCAGGAATTGTAGAGAATGTATGTGATTCCAGTGAGGCCGCAGCTGCATTAATTGCTTTTACTGTTCCACCGCGTGCATCCGACAGTTTGAATCCAATCATTTGCATACTTGACAATGTTATGTCCATTTGCAGCTGGATTATAATATCTCAGGAAGTGACCGCCGCCACCTGGATCCAAAGCAGTAATATTTACGTTCGCACCGCCAGCAGTCTCAGACAGAGCAAGACCAGTTGTGTTTGCGTATCTTACATAATACAGTGCGTTGTTTGTTAGACCGGTCACAGCAGTATTGCCGGCACCGGTAATGTATCTTACCTGTTGACCATTTGCAAACAGTGTATTTGCAGTTGCAATAGTAATAAAATCATTGCTATTTTGAACGTTTGTGTTTGAGTTGAATGTCGCAACATTCGAAGCCTGAGTCAGGTTAATATTTGCACCACCCTGACTAGTCGCTAGCGTAATGCCAGACGAGTTAGACATTGCAACATAATAGAATGCATTGTTAGCAAGAGAAGATAATGCCGTGTTTCCATTATTAGTATAATAGCGAACATATGTATTTACTGGATATATACCATTTGCATTTGTAATAGAAATAAAATCTGTATTGGAATTTACATCATCTGTTGTATTGAATGTAGAAGAATTTGAAACATACAGAATGAAATCATTTCCACTCTGGATTTCGTCGTCAACATTTACTGTTACAAGCTTTTCATCAAACGTATCACTATAAGCACCATTATCTACTTTTAGATCGTAGTACCTTAAATCTGCAAGAGTTTGATTTACTCTTTCTCCAACTGCATATACACCAGTTGCACCGGAAATATTAATAATAAAATCTCTACGACCAAATGCTGAAATATATGGTTGATAAGCAAGAACATATGGATCGACGTTGTAACCAGCTCCAGGGTCGATGCCTGAAAGTGCTCCAATAGAACCGAGTGTGAATTTATCAAACGTTAGACATGTAAAGATCTTATTCTTAGAATCACCTTGAGGATTCTTTGGAAATCCGAATGCAGCACCAGCAATTGGTAAAGCAGAATATACTTGATTTGCTTGATTAAGTGTAGTGTAAACTGCTACAGCATCAATAGTAGTATTTGTGGATGTTGCACCGTACTTAATAATATTACTATTTGCAAATGTGCTTACATCTGCAGTTCCGCCAGTAACAGAAAAGTAATTGTGGTTATCTTTAGTTCTTAATACGCCTGTTGATTTTTCAAAAACAGTTCCGTGTGCTAACTTATATAAGTAATGTCCCGCTTCATCCACTTTGTTATTAGCAAATGTAGAGAAGTTTGTGGAATTAATTTGATCAAACTTACGATATGGATGAGAAAGAATTACGTCTGTTGCCGTAGTAGCTGCAACATAGTAGTAATCACCATTATATAAACCATTTAGTGCAGTATTTCCAGCAGCAACTTGATATCGTACAATATCGCCAATGTTGAATAGTGTGCTAGCACTTGGAAGAGTAATTTTTCCAGTTGTAGCATTTACAGAACTGCTTGCATTAAAAGCAATTTTGTTTACTTCTTGATAAACACGATCACCAACAGCAAATGCAGAACTTGATCCGACTGTTAGAGTAACACGGTCGTAATCAAGTGTTCCTACACCGTTTGCCGAAATTAGATCTGTGCCAATGAAGATGTCTTCTGTATCACCAAGAGTTCCAACATTAAACTGTGCACCGGAACCAAAACTTGTTGTAAGTGGAATCGCTGTGGTATTGGTTGTTTGTGTAAAGAGTCTTGCATGCTCAGAAGCAATATAGTCACCACCGGCATTTGCTACCGTGTATGTAACAACAGTAGCACGACCTGTGTTTGCACCAGTATAGAATGTATCAGTTTCAGTAAAGTAACCTTTGATTGGAACAAAGGTAAGATTACCAGATGAAGTACCAGCATCGTGAGAGACAGTAAGAAGAAGACCCTCAGCGATCTTCTTTCCGGCACTGTCATAGCGATAGATTCTATTGCTATGTAAAAGTTCACTATTATTCGCTGTAGAATATTTTAGTGTACTAATGAACTTTCTAATATCATATACACCAACAGTAAGACTTACTGCAGTCACATTAGCAGAGATAGAAGAATCCGTAGATACTTCTAATCTTTCTCCAATTGGAAATGCGCCGCGTGTATTATTGATTACAACGGTATTACCAGTACCGTCTGCAGTAATACTCTGAATAGTTCCTCTGCCTACAATAGCAGAAGTATTTTTATATAGAACAGATTGATTTACAGCAAGCGTACCATTTTGATTTCTTAGAGTTAATGTGTACACTTGTGGTATACCCATTACCTTACCACCAATTGTTCTATCTTCAACGGTGTTGGCATGGAATGAAATGACATTGCCAGGTGTAAAGTATGTTGCTGTATTTGTAAACACGCCATTGACGTGTGAAATCATGATCGTGCCATTTGAACCGGTCTGATCAATATCGACAATCTTACCAGCCCCGGACACCTGACCATTTGATGCATAACGAGATAATGTTTGACCAATCGTTAGATTTGCAGTCGCACTCGTAAATGTGGCATTCACAATTGGTTCAACTGCCTGTTCGAACAGACGGAAGTATTGGTCGCTGTTTGTATTTGCTACAACGCTATCAAGTGTGATTACTTTTTCAGAAATAATTGATTCTGAATTGAGTGTGTATCCATATCCACCATCGATAAAGATAAAGTCTACGATACCAGTTGCTTCACTGACAGACTCAACTCGAGCTAAACCACCGAGACCGTTTGAAGTTCCGGTGAATGTAACAATATCACCAACTCTAAAATCGCGGCTACGATCTTGTAGAATTACACGCTTAACAGAACCAATGAGCTTAGCTCTTTTTGTTCTGTCATAAACTGGATTGTTATTGACATTCAGACCAAGCAATTCACCATTGGTAAACTCGCCTTGGCGTCCAGAGATATAAAGAATATCTACGTATCCAACCGAGGTACGACGACGAATGAACTTTTCTACGAATGCTTTGGCACCAGAAATAGCACCGATGATTTGCTTACCAACATAGTCAACGTTAAAGCGCTTGTGTGTAACTTCTAGATATTCTGGTCTTTCCCAGATACCATCAGAAACACGAAGAATGTTATCGGCTGGATAACGTACTTCAGCAGCTGTACCATATACCAATTTGAAGAACAAGTCAATAGAACGCTCAGTACCCTTTGAACGATACAGGTCGAGCGAGTTCTTAATTAGAAGTTCTTTGTTTGTGGCAGTATCAAACTGAATGTTTTTGAGATACTTTTCTTTGAACTGTAGAATAAACTCATCTACAGTCGTATCAATATCACGATAGTCTGGAAGCTTGCGAGCTTGGTAGAGAGCAGCAGGACCTATTGCTTTATTTGAGCTATTAGATGTATAACTAATGTTTGCAGATGAATCAATATAAGGGGTTACAATATCACCGTTGGCCGCCGTATAAGAACCGCTATTCTCCATCCATTCAAAATATGCTTTGGCAAAAGCAATGAACTGTGGACCCTCTTCCTGATAGAAAGAAGGAAACTGGTTCTCAACAAATGGAGAAATTATTGCTTCTATTTTCTTCATTATTCTCTAATCTGTTCGATTGTGATGTTCACGTCTGATTCAATGATATTTAATATCACATTCTGGATGGCAGTAATATCGCGTGATCTTGGCTCAGCATAGATCTTCAGTGATGTACCTACATAGTTTTGAATATTAAAGTTATTCAGTCTTACTACGCCTGTGTCGTAATCAACAGTTCCAATATCAATAATCTTCTTATGGTTTGCTCCAGTAGGAGTTACAATTCTCATAACACCATCACCGTTATCTTCTAGAACACAGTTCTGGATTCCATTATATGTAAACGCGGTTGATGTTACACCATGTACGTCAATAATAGGATGCTCATCACCTAATAGAGGAATTTCATAAGTCAGCGGACACTTAAAATCTATTGTTAAGTTTAAAGCAGTGCCGATTTGTGGAGTAAGATATTTTACTAGATTGATATCTGTTTCATTACTAATAATGCTGGCATCTGTTGCATCGACTGCTTGAACAAGCTTAGAGTATCTAAATGTTTTTGCAAAGCTATTTAGATTTGTTGATGCATAGTTTAGAATAGCATCAATAACATAAGCGCGAAGATCTTCAGGATTTAGACCTGTTCTGTTAATGTTATAACGAACAGTACTATCAACTTTAAGATAGGTATAATCTGGAGTAATGAAAAGTGGTTCCATTGCAACCGAAGAGCGTGAACGAAGGAATCTTTTGTATTCGTCTTCTTTAATCTTTGGTAGACCATCAACATCTGTCAGATCAACAGAAACAAAGATACGACCATATTGTGGAGGAGTTGCATCCTCACCACCGTATGCTATGACAGCATTAATTTCTGGATAGTTGGCCTTCAATAGATTCTCATAATCTTCAGCCGTGACTGCACGTTCTTGAGTTGTGAAAGCTCTTGGAGCATTGAACTTGATTGAGTTCAGATCTTCTGCAACGGTTCCATCTGCGGCTGCTGATAATGTTGTAATAGCTACATTGGCTTCATTATCAATACGAGCAGCATTAATAAATCTAAATGCGCCGTTCGGAAGTTCACCATTTGATGTTCTGTATTCGATTACTACAATCGAGTTATTCTTTGGCTTGCGTCCAACAACACCATCGCCAAATACTACTTCATATGTATCACCGACTGCTGGCTGTAAGAAGAATACTTTAGCATTTTCATCATGACCGAATAGCGAAGTAGCACGTGAATATTCTAGTGTTGTAGATCCATTGTCTTCAAGTACAGTAACAGTAACGCTGGAAATGTCAACGGTTTTGTTGTTAATCTTATAAATTAATGGATTGCCATAATCTACGGCATATGTGTCTGTAAGATAAACACCTTCATAGATATCAATAGATTCACTTACAAAAGAACTATTTGTTTTTGTAGTAAGTACTACGTTTTCATTTGTAGTAAACGTATAAGAAAAATCATTCACTCTTGAAATAAAGGTCGTGCCTTTAGGAACTACAATTGAGTTCTTTGTAGTATCCGTTGGAGTAATTCTTAGTTGAACTTTTGCTTTAGATGATGTAAACGAACGAGGAAGATAGTTCAATTCTTTTGCGTGTGAAACTACGCTATCACGAAGTCTTGCACTATCAAGAAACATCTCATTACCAACCATGTTCATATAGAAAGCATTTTGGTATGTATTATAAGCAAGCAGGTCCATAAGCACTGACATGTTACTAGAATCAAAATCATAATCCTTGAACTCAGTCTGTTCTTGGAGATATGCTTTTAATGATGTCTTGTAAGACGCAAAGTCTAACTGTGTTAGTATGATACTTGAATTAGCCATTATCTCGCTCTGTACAGTGTGAGGTTAAGAGTTACCGGATTAACATTATTTATTACTTCAAAAACGATGAATACATCATATGCTTGGCGAGCTTCAAATGGATAAATCTCAACGCTAAGAACTCGTGCTCTTTTTTCAAATTTAGAAATAGTATCTTCAATCATGTCTTTCATGCGAATGGAAGTTGTTTCCACCATTGGCTCGAAAAGCAATGATCGAATGTTGCATCCAACTTCAGGCTGAAAAAAGCGTTCGCCTTTATCAGTTTGAATAAGATTTCGAATTGATCTCTTGACAGACTCTTCGTTTACGTATTTTACTAAACGCTTGGTTTGAGGATGCGCGTTGAAGTTATTATAGAAGTCACTATAATAAGGTTCGCCGGTCTTCTCGGTCCTAGTAATCCTATCAATTCTAGAAATGTCTGCCATCTAATTCTCTTTATTTTTATTTATTCTACGTAAATGACTTCTACACAATCTGGAAGTAAGTTCTCAATTAAACTGCCAAAACTAAAGATTGGTGGTAAGAGTATGCTCAGTACTTCACATTCAGTCAGTGGATTCTTACCTGAAAGAATATCTGCTACTCTTTTAATAATCTTAAAGATCTTACCAACAATAGGAAACTGCTCTAAGATATAACCAGGAGCTTTGGTAATAATTTCATTAATCTTGACAATCAATCCACCCTTGAAGAACCTACGAGCTTTCTGGATAAACTCTTTGAAGGCATCTTCCAACTCATGAAAGATATCTTCTTTCATGACGATATCTCTCTTGTTTGTATCGACATCGATCAGATCGCCGAGCGTTCCGATCAGTGGAATCTGAATCGCCAGGATCTTTTCAATCACTTCATCTAATATCTTTTGGCCAAGATCCTCAACTGCTTTACCAGATAAGACATCTTCCTTGGCCTTCTTAATCTTGGCCTTGTACTCAGCAACCATCTTATCAAAAGCTTGTTCAACCGTAATGGTAGGATCCACTGCAGCAGTAACCAGATCATAGATTGGTTTACCAATAATCGGAATAGCCTTTACTGCTTTTGCAATAGCATTAGCCACAGATCCAATAAAGTCATTGATAAGTTCGTTAAACCAGTTCTTTACCTTATGCCATACTTCTTCTGCTTCAAGATCCGGTGCCTTAATTCCTAGACTTCCATCATACTTAGAATCAATACCAAGGAACTTTTTTACCTCTTCAAGATCTTCTTTAAGGGCTGCCTTTATCTTTTTTTGGCCGGCCTTTGTGAACATATCAATAATCAAAGGATCGTACTTGTATGGATTGCCTTTGTCATCTACTAGCGTTGCTGTTCCAATAAAAGGAATCGGAACGATAAAAGGATTAGGAACGCCAAGAAGCTTGGCAACGTCTAGAAGGATCTCTACGATACTTTTCTTAAAGTATTCTTCAATGTCTTTACCAAGTTCCCGTGCACGGTATCGAAACTCGAGCTCTTTTGATTTCAGTCTATCAAATGGCTTTGTTGTTATAGCGTCAACTGGTTGCAATATCTCTTCGATAGCAAGCACGGCAGCAATAACAGCCAACGAACACCCATCATCGACATCAGATGCAGACGCATTAAGTCTGCCCATTGTTCTACCAATGTTCTTAAAGTACGCGTTTAGTTCTTTCTTTCCAATTTTGCCGTCTGGTGGGCATTCCAACTTTGGAATCTTTGGAAGCTCAATAGTGATCGTCATCCATTAAGTCCGATTATGGTGCCTTGAATATTAACAACGCCGTTTGCCGATTTTATATTGATATCTTTATCAGCTACAATCTCAATCTTGCCATCAGCAGCTATAATCTGTAAACCGCCTTTAACAACAGAAATTTTATGGTCCTCCATTGTGACACTTACAGAATCTTTCATAGACTTTGTAATGATAGTGCCATCTGGAAAGATCTCAACATAAGATCCGGACTTATGATATACATGAATACGTTCTGCTTTTGGTGTATCGTCTAACTCTAGAACATGACCGCTCTCAGTTGTAATAGTTTTATTGTGCGGATATTTTGCAGCGTATTTGGTCTCTTCTTCGTGCAATCCGGTAACGTAATCCTTCTGTACAGGACCGACGCCTCGAGCATAACTGGAAATCGAATGGTTGTTATCATCCTGTGCATAAGCAATTGTACCAACTACATATGACAAAGCATCATTGATTTTGAATCCCAACACCTTTGAATCTACTGTAAGTCCATGTGGACTCATTCCCACGCCTTTTGCATTTGCACTGGCTGGAGACATAAGAACATGAGACCAGAATAGATTGTCTGGATTTTCACGATATTTACCTACAGAGTGGCCAAGCACTTCTTCAACCTGAACTCTACCAAGCTTTTCAGGATCGTCGATGCTATGAATCTTTCCTTCAAACCACTTTTGGATATCCATTATATCTTCCTTATATTAACTTAGCTGTTGGCAATTCGCCATAGATACCATCTTTTACAATTTCAAGTGCTTGTAAATACTGAGCGTTTTCATTGAAGTTTAGAATGTGGCGACATGACGTTACTAGATAATTACCAGCCAGAGTCTTACTTGATTCTCTGTAAGCGTTGTTTTCACCTGTAGTCAAACCATCATGAATTGGAATGTCTGCAGTAATTACATCACCAACAGTAATTGTTGAATCTCCGTAAATTGTAATATGAGCAATAGTGTTTAAAAGATGCGCCATATAATATAGTCTAACAGCTTCAGCATTTCCACTGTCAGATTCTTCTACGGTAGGATCGTAGTATGTTAACTTACATGTAGTTTCATTTTCAGATAAATCGTTCTGTGTTTTGGCAGAAAGATTAATCGAACCTTCGTTTAAGTTTACAAAGTCCAGCTTTGTAGAATCAACTTCGATGTCTTCAACTTCACCTGTAATGATATTCTTTCTTTTAATAAGAACTTTACCAGCACCAATTGCACGGGCAGCCGCTTGACCACCGGTTTGAACTACTTTACAAGCAAGAATGTTTCTCCACTTTGAAGCAGTGATATCTGCTTCTCCAACTGGCATCTGAACAAAGTACTTATCACCAATCTTGTCTTTGCCTTCTTTAATCAAAGCTTCAAAAGACTTGAAGTGATATCCCTTACTGTTTTCAAAGAAAGTAAAGCAATGGCCTTTATAAGTACTCGACATTGCTTTCAAACGAATCTTATCAATTGCCACAAATGGATTCAGTCCGGTAAAATTAAAAGCTTGAAGTCCTTGGGTTTTCTCGAAGAATAGTGGTTTACTACTATCTAAGATACTTAGATGTTCTCGAATTGCTGTTTCACATTCGATTTTGGATTTCACATAAGGAGCATTCTTGATTTGTGTTGATTTAATAGCTTCTTTTGAAACACAAACCAAGGTGAACACAACACCCTTATCGTCTGGTAAAACAGTGCTCGGGTTTTGTTCTACGGGATAGAATTCATACTTGACAGAAGCTTCTGCATTGTCTTCATATGTAGTATAATTGATACTAATCTTTTGATCTAAAAAGTTAAAGTGACCGAACAATCCTATACGATCAACAATAATAAATTCAGCAATAGTTGTAGACTCTAGAACATTTTCATAGATGTCGGCTCGAGAACAATATGGTCCCAAGTGAATAATTCTACCAGTAGAAGTGGTGAGCTCAAACGTGTTTAGTTTGAACTGGCCTTCCCGCATAGAAACAGTCGTCATCTCTTAATTAACTCAACAAATTGCTTTTCAATGTCTGGCAAATAACTTGCTTTAATAATATTCACATATCTCTTTAGTTCGTTTTGCTCTTCTTCATAATCATATGCTGTTACAGGCGACCAGAAAGAAGCTTCTAAATCCGAAATATTTTTATTAAGAATTGTAGCAGAAGTAATACCATCTGCAGTGTTAGCAACAAACGCTCCAGTAATATGCTGAAGTGTGATTGAATTATCATCAGCATTCTTTAGAATGACAGTTCCTTCAGCAGTATCTTGCTCGACAACATCTCCAATATTGAAGTTATCAAGATTGCTGGTAATCACTAACTTTACAATCTGGTTTGTTGAAACTGTCCAATCTTCTTTTACTCTTTCGTAACCGACAATCTGGCTGGTATTGTTTAGTTTAGGCTTCCAGTATTTTTTAATTACCGGTTGAAGATTATCATATACTGATTCATTGATTAGACTCTCGTCAGACGACCAATCGTTTCTATAGAAAAGTATATTTCTTCTAGCAATAGTAGTTGATCCGTATTTTGCAGTAATGTAACTTTGAAAGTCTTCTGCCGATCTGTAATAATCGTGATACGGATCTATTACTCCATTTGACAAATAAATCAACCAGTCATAATACGGCGAGTTATAGTAGTTGTTTGAAATAACATCTGGTCTAGAAGAACCTTCTTCTAGAACATAGTCAAAATTCGAGTAAATGTCTCTCTTTGAAGAATCAATAAAATCAACTCGTGCTAAAATATTCTTAGCAACCTTACCATCATATTCTACAACTGGAAATCTGTTAAAGTATTTCATCGATTATTTGCTCCTGCAGCACCTTCGGCAAATGCACTCATTACTCCACTTACACCAGTTTCAACCAAGCGTTTTGCTTCTGCTACACCAGGAAGACGATCTGATCCACTGTCAGCCATTTTAACAATCTTAGTAGCACCATCTTCTCTTTCAGGAGTTCCAGCTCCAACACCATATTTGTTGGCTGTCTGGATTTCAGTTTCAATGAGCTCAATAGATAGTTGAATCATTGTTGGTTGCTTTGTGCCATGGAAAAATGATGGCAAACCTTGTGGAGCATAATTGATACTCACATCCTTTACCATACACGTATTAAATTTAATAAGGTCGCTGATCTCTGATGGAACAAATTTAATGTCAACCAGTGGAGGATATTGAAGAACAGGTGTACCAAGTTTACTAAATGCAGGTAAGCAATTCTGCTTGAAAAGATCAATCATAGCTCTTAATGATCTACTTTCATCTGCATTTCTTGGTGTGAATGTCCATTGGAAACTATGGTTTCTTAATTCAACACCTTCAAAGATTGCTTGCATGTGAGGGTTAGGAATAGCACCGGCCAGTTGTCCAAGAATTTCTCCACCTTGAGCAGAGAGTTCGCCAATTTTAGTAACAGCAGCATTGTACAATAGAGCATCTAACTGTGAGTTTGCTCTTGCACCATTTCCACCAGCAGCTGTAAATCCAACATCAGCCAAACCACCAGCAAATCCTTGTGCACTTGACTTTACATTAATTCCAAACTGCTCTTTAATTTCTCTTGGAATAGGAACCGCAAAGGTATCATATGGTACCAGTTCTGCGTTATAATGAGGATTTGGTCTTTTATATTGCTTAAATCGCATAAGCATATAGTACTCGCCAAGTCTCTCTGGGAACTGATAAAACTTTTCTCTGTTTGCTGCACCACCAGTGGAAATGTTTTTAGTAGCGTCTGATGCGCTTTCACCACCAGTTTTAGCGGTCATATTCTCGACAATATATCGAGGAGCCAAACGATTCTGTTCCGCTTTTGAATCTCTAAAGAAATCATCTTCAGCACCATTGGCCTTGGCATCACCAAAGCGAGATACGAAGTTAGATACGCCAGAAGAAGACAAACCTATTTTGCTTAGGCCTTTACCAATTAGATCTTCTACTGTGTTTTCTAGTTTTTGTTCAAGCTTATTCACGGCTTTATCAAGCAGGCGATTAGCAATTCCGCCACCATTCTTTTTAAAGCTTTTGATATTAAGATTGATAAGTGCCATTGGCTTCTCTTCTTTGAAAGTTCTCCTCTTATTTATAAATAGCTCTATGGCGTACAAAGGCTTTTTCAAACCACTTAACCCTTCGAAATACAGAGGTGATCCCACGAACATAGTGTATCGTTCAAGGTGGGAGCTCGTTTACATGTCTAGATTAGATAAAGATCCGAGTATTGTTGAATGGTCCAGTGAAGAACATGTGATTCCGTATCGTTCTCCAATTGATAATAGGATGCATCGATACTTTGTAGACTTCTATATTAAGAAGAAGATGCCAGATGGCAAGACAAGAGTTGCGCTTATTGAGATTAAACCAAAAGCCCAGACACGCCCGCCAGCTGTAATAAATAAACCAAATAAGCGTTACATTAATGAAGTGATGACGTGGGGCGTAAATGAAGCCAAGTGGAAAGCAGCAACGGCGTTCTGTAAAGATCGTGGTTGGGATTTTGAGATATTAACAGAAGATCATCTAGGATTAACATTTTAGTGGCAACTATATTTGATACAATCATTACACAAGGTGTTCGTTCTGGACAGATTCCAGCGCGTACTCAAGGTGCACGTGATTGGTTTCGTGAAACAGCCGGTGCAATGCGTAATGTAAATGAACGTACACTGATGAAGGGTGACAATGCTCGCCTGACAACTTCGCCAATTGTTGGTTCAATGTACATGTTCAACTACGATCCAAAGTGGAAAGATGAACTTCCTTATTACGATAGATTCCCTCTGGTCTTTCCATTTCGTAAAGTACCTGGTGGATTCTATGGTCTTAACCTTCACTATCTTCCACCACAACTCAGAGCCAAGTTAATGGATGGTCTATATGACTATGCCAACAACACTCGATATGACGAGTCAACAAAGATTAAACTTAACTACCAGCTTCTTACAAGTATTGCAAAGATGAGATTCTTCTCTCCTTGTGTGAAGCATTATCTTAACGAGCATGTACGTTCTCGCTTTATGTATGTGTACCCTTCCGAATGGGACATTGCTCTCTTTTTACCAACCGAACGTTTTACCAAGCAATCAAAGACTCAGGTATGGAACGATTCGAAGAGAATGCTAGGGATTAGAAAGTAATGACCACTCCTGCACAACAAGAAAGAGATCCATTAGCAGACGCTAGATCTGGTGGATCAGTTCCAGCAAAAGCACTTGGAAACGGAAATACGGTAAGATACGACAAAAAATCTAACAGATATTATGTTTCAAACGCGCGCACCAGTGGCACAAGCATTTCAACAAACTTGGAAAGAGATGCTGCAGCGGGAAGAATATCAATTATTAGTCGGAGCGAAGCTCTAACACTGGTCCGCCCTCCAGTTACTTCCACACCACCAGCAACTTCTACTAAAGAAGAAAGACCAACTCGTTCAACTGGTGGAGGAAGTTCCTCGGCACCTGTAGCTCCTCCAGCCCCTACAAAATTTGCTAACACTTCTACTCCTACACAAGAGCTAGGACCAATTTCAAACAAAGCAGTTACATTTGCAGATTCTCCTTCGAATGTAAATGTATCCACTCCTTCTAGATCTTTTGCAATTAGCAACTTTAGAGCTGAACTTGACAGTGGAAGTGTTCTACCGTCTCACAGTTATTTGGTTACTTTCTCGCCATTTAGAAATAGTCCAGATACTCTTGTACTAAATCAAATGATGTCGGCCTATCGTGATCCTCTTACACTTCGTTGTGAAAACGTAGTATTGCCTACTCTTCAACTTCTAGAAGAAGAGAACGTTCGTAGATACGGATATGGTCCAGTTGAAAAGATTCCATACGGTGTGCAGTTTGGAGACTTAACACTTACATGGATCGTTGATAGATATTCAGAAGTTCCAGATTTCTTTCATCATTGGATGAATTCTATTGTAACGTATGAAGCCAAAGGCGCTCTTATGAGAGAAGGTGTAAGCACTCGCCAGGGACTTACATCTAGAGGTGCATACGAAGTAGGATTCAAGGATGATTATACATGTCCTGTACTGACTGTAAACGTTTATAATCAACAGCTGGTTGCAGTTGCAGACTACGTTATGTATGATGTGTTTCCAATGAATATTCAATCTGCTAATCTTTCTTGGGCAGAAGAAAATCAATATCAAAAGTTTACAGTAACTTTTGCTTTTACTGATATGGAAACACGTGCTCCAGTCAAAGGATATCGTGAACTGGTAAATGCCTTTGAAACTGGTAAAATAAATCCAAATGAAGAAAAGAAGCAGTCTACAAATAAAGGCAGAGATGCTGCAAGAGACGGTGTTCAATCTGAATCAGATCCTAGACTGACAGCGCTAGCATCAAGTCCTTTCTCTGGAGTTACTAAAGCTCCTCCAAAAACATCACCAGCAAAAGCGGCACCGCCCGGACCTGGCGCTGAAAAGAAAAATACGCTCGGACAACCAACTACACCTTAATATTATGGAGAATACATAATGCCATTACCAAAAATCGATCAACCACTATTTGATGTAACCATTCCTTCTACAAAACAAAAGGTTGTTTTCAGACCTTTTCTTGTAAAAGAAGAAAAGATTCTATTGATTGCTCAACAAAGTGGAAATGATACTGAAATCATTCGTGCAATCAAGCAGATCTTAATTAATTGTCTTCAAGACAATGTTGATGTTGATTCATTAGCAGTATTTGATCTTGAATATCTGTTTCTAAAGCTTCGTGCAAAGTCAGTAAACAACGTTGTAAAGCTTTCTTATCGTGATACAGAAGATGATACCATTTACGATTTCGAAGTAAATCTTGACGACATTGAAGTTCAGTTGCCAGAAAATCTAAATTCCAAAATTGAAATCAATAAGAATGTTGGAATGATGATGAAGTATCCTACTGCAGACATCACTGATAAAATGGGCCAATTTGAAACTGAAGTTGATCTCATGACTTTCTTCATCATTAACTGTATTGATACCATTTATGACGAAGACAATGTTTATGCTGCAAGTGATTATACAGAAGCAGAAATTACTGAGTTTCTTGATAGTTTGGATGTAAGTACATTTGATAAGATTCGTAAGTTCTTTGAGAATATTCCAAAGCTCTATCACAAGATCGAGTATAAGAATTCTCTAGGAAGCAAAAGGGAAATTGAGTTAACAAATCTCAAAGATTTTTTTATGTGGGGCTGAGTCATACGAGTTTAACTCGATATTATTCGATGGTTTTCTCGTTAGCTCAGCATCATAAATATTCTATTACAGAAGTTGAAAATCTGATACCATATGAACGGGATCTGTATGTCGACATGCTAATGGAATATTTGGAAGAGCAGAAAGCGCAGATAGAAAGTAGAAATCGTTAATGGCAAGAGGAAGAGTACTTGGTCGTCTAGGTAGAAATGCTGCAATGTCAGCGGCTGGAGACGTGCTCTCTTCTGGCTTTAGTGCTGTAAAAGGACTGGCTGGATCTATTGCTGGTGCTGCTAGAGGTTTATCAAATCTAGCAGATCAACAAGACCAGCCTGTACAACAAAATAAAACTAGCAACGTAATCTACGTAAACTTTGGCATGGCAGGAACTGCTGGTAAACAAAAGGTTGCCGGTGGTGGAACTTTACCACCTCCAAAAGCCGTGAAAGCTTCTGGTGTAAATCAAAACATGCCAACTGATAAGCTACTTAATGTGGCTATCAAGCAACTGACTTCTATTAATAGTACTCTGAAAAAACAACTCGAGTTTGATAAGAAAGTCTATGACCAAGCTATTGCTGCAGAAAGAGAAGCAGCAATTGAATCTCCAACCAGCCCGTTTGGTAATATTAAAGACAGATTGTCTGGGTTAGTTGATACTCAAGGAGCTGCAGACAGAGCAAAGGGTTTGTTCAGCGGTAAAACTCTACTTGCTGGTCTTGGTCTCTTAGGTGCTGGGTCTCTTATTCTTGGATCGCTAGACAACTCAGAGTTCAATAAGCTTACTGCAAACGTTGAACAATTCAAAACTGATTACAAGTGGTTGTTTGATCTATCTAAATCTATTGGCACCGGACTTGGTGTGGGTGGATTCATGGGTTATGTTCTTGGAGGTGTGAAAGGCATACTTCCAGGAATGGTAATTGGTGTAGTTGCAGATTATCTTGGCATTGAAAATACCGCAGGTGCTGTGGCCGGTGGATATGCAGCATACAGAGTCGGTAAAACTGGCTTTGATATTTACAAGCGTACACAAAAAATCCAAAAGATACGTTCAGCTCCACGCGCTGATCCGCGACTAAGAGGAACCGGATTTAGAGATCCAAAAACTGGAAGAATTGCTTCTCGCCAAGCGGTTCAAGCTGGTGGTGGTTGGTTATCAGGCACAACTGGAAGAAAATTTGTAGCATACATCTCTAGAAAAAAAGGCGCTGTCTTCTTAAAAGCAATTATTCGACTTCTTGGAAGAGTAACAGCAGGACTGGCTGTTACAGCAACTGGTGTTGGTGTGATTCCAGGTCTATTGTGGACTGCTCTATCAGTTGCATTTGCAATTACCGATGTAATGGATATTATTGATCTATGGAATGGATTTCAGGAAGAAGAAGAGCTTAAAAAAGATGCAGAAGCGGTAACTGCTGGAGCTGCAGCAGAACCTGACGCAACAAGAACTGCTGGGTCAGCGGCAGCTCCAGCCTTAGCTGCAGAAAGAATTAAAAGTAGATCTGAAACAGGACAGCCTGAAGAAGCACAAGCTTTCTTTGAGAGTCGTGGATGGACAAAAGAACAAGCTGCTGGTATTGTTGGTAACCTAGTTGTAGAATCAGGTCTTAGAACTGATGCTGTAGGTGATGGTGGACAAGCATATGGTATTGCTCAATGGCACCCAGATCGTCAGAATGCATTTAGACAAGTGTATGGCAAAGACATCCGCAACTCAAGTTTCCAAGAACAATTAAACTATGTAGACTGGGAACTCAGAAATACTGAAGCTCGTGCTGGTAATCTTCTTCGAAATGCTACGACTGCTGAAGAAGCAGCAGCAATCGTTGATCGTAGTTATGAAAGATCTGCTGGTTACCACTTAGCTGAGCGTCAAGCAAATGCTGCTGCAATCATGGCTGGCGACTATGCAAAGGTATCAACTGGCGGTGCTGCAGGATACGAAGGACCTGGCGGCGCTGTTGGAGCTATGGCAATAAACGCTATAGAAACTACAGCCAGACTTCTTGGTGGTGTTGCTGGTCAACTCGTAGGCCCTACAAGTCTTAGAAATACTGCAGAGCCTCTTACTTCTGGAACAGATCGATCAAAAGAAATTGGCCAAAAGTCTACTGAGCTAGATGCAATTATGAAATTTGGATCACTTGATGCTCGTCAAAAATCAATTTCAACACCATCAACTCCAACCGCAGTTCTTCAAGCGGCAAATCCAAGTGGAACTATTTCAGTAATCGATCCAAACTGGCATGGACTTGGAGATTCTAAGAATCCACTTTACAAGTATCTAGCAAATTCTAAGATGGCAGCATGAGAAACTTATACACAACATCAGATGTAAAAGCATTTTCTCAAGCGTTCGGTTCAATAGGAATGAATCGAGCGCAATTGGCTGCTATTCAAAATTCTGCGGCAAATGAAAACGAATTAGAAGTAATACCAATCAAAACACTGAATACTTCTTTAGTTAAGATGATTGACCAGTTATCTGTCTTAGATGGATACCTAAAGCAAAAACTAGATAATCAAAAAATTGTTGATAAAAATCTTCAATTGTCTGAAAGAGAAGCTGAGCTTGAAAAACAAGTTCAACCACCAGAAATTATTCGACAGGACGCCGAAAAAGTAGATGGTTCTTCTATGGGTGGTCTTGGACTGCTTGGTCTTGGAGCTGCAGGATTACTTGCATTCGAACCAGTAAGAGAAGCCTTGAGTGGATTAGTAAGCCTTGCAGTAGATGCTGGTAAGTTTGCTACAAACGTTCTAAAGTCTATCAATGGACTTTTTGCTTCGATGTTTTCTGGAACTCCAGATGCTTCTGTACAACAACCGGCTGAAGGTGGTGTAGCTCCATCAAGTGCTGGAATGGCTTCTGTTGGTGAAGGTGCAACATCAACCGACGCTCAACCAGTACCACCAGCTCCACAAGAACAAAGACCAGGATTTATTGCTAGTACTCTTACTGGTGCTATAACTGGTGGAGCGGCAGGTGCAGTATTACCATTTGTGAGTGCTCGTACTGGAGCAGTTGCGGGTGCTGCTATGGGAGCATATAGTTATTTCACATCTCCAAGCGCGCCATCAGAAACTTCTTCACCGACAACTGGTGGAGCTACTACACCTGTAACTACATCACCATCAAGTTCTACAACAGGATCTTCTCAAGAACAAGCAACACCAGCCGGAGAAATTCCAAAGAATGATATTGTCGCTCTTGGAAATTATCTAGCTGGTAGAGGTGCCGAAAAAAGTAAAATGGAACATCCAGCTCTTAGTGGTAGAGTAGGAGATCATAGTGAAAATTCACGCCATTATCGTGGCATGGCAATCGATGTAAATTTCCCGGGTCCGGGTGAAGCTGCTACACTCGATGCTCTAGAACCACAACTACGCGCTGCTGGTTATAATACTATTTGGAGACAAAAGGACCACTATACGCATATGCACGTATCAGTTGGTGGACCAGAAGGTGGCGGATCATATGGAGATACTAACAATAGTAGTATACTCGGCCAAGCCGCAACAGCCATTTCAAATGGCATAGAAGAAACTGCCAAAATTATTGGAGCAGTGGCTGGAGTTTTAGTAGGTAAAACAAGTCTGAAAGATTTAAGTACACCACTAACAGATGTATCTTCAATTATTCGAGATAGTAGTGTAAGAGAAAATGCTGCTATTGCTAGCGCAAACATTCCAAAAGTACCACCGAGACCATCTCCTCCGAACATCAATATGTCGGGTACAACTAGTACTATTCAGAATCCGCCAACCATGTCTGATAGAAATCGTCTATACTATTATATAGATAGATTTAATTTCACTGATGTGAAAAAACCATTTTCACCAAAAACTGTTATGGCATAAAAAGAAAGGGGACCCGAAGGCCCCCTTTCCCACCGATCAATCTTCGTCAGCAAGTCGCTTGAAGAAAGCCAGATCCTCGTCGTCATCATCGACGCCTGCCGAAGCAACGGGAGCGGCTGGAGCAGCAGCTGCCTGGAAGACTGGGGCCGGAGCCTTGTACTCTTCCTCGTCAAGTTCAACACCACGAATCTTTGCCGGAGCGGCATTGAGACCCAGAACATTGTTGAGACGAGTCTTTAGCTCATCATAAGACTTAAAGTGCTTTGGATCTACAAGGTCCTGGAGCGAATGCTCCTGCTTGTATACCGCTTCAAGTTCAGCGTCATCATCGAGCAGTGGTGCGGGAGAGTCGAATTCAGACTTATCGTAGTTGCGGTAACCCTCAACCTTACGAATCTTGAGCTTGAAGTTAGCACCCGTCCAAAGATCGAACGGATTTACTGGTTGTTCGTCCTGAAATTGAGGGTTCATCAGGTCGTTCAACTTGTCAAAGATCTTCTTGCCATACTTGTACAGGAAGACCTTACCTTCGTTGTCACGATTACCAGGATCGCTAACAACGTAGATGTTTGAGATGTAAGACAGGCGACGCTTCTGGTCACGTGCCTTTTCCTTGTCCGATTCCAGACCAGTATTCCAGAGAACAGAGTTGTGCTCAGAAACAGGATCTGGCTTACCAAGAGTCGTCAGCGACTTCTCGATATACCAAAGACCGGTTGGCCCTTTAAAGCCATGGTCCCAGATGCGAACAAAAGGAAGATCTTCACCGCCCGGTGCAGGAAGGAAACGAATGACAGCGTAGCCATTTTCAGCCTTGTCCAATGTAGGCTTCCAATACTTGTCATCGTCGGAACGGTCGAAGGTAGTGGTCTGCTTCTGAAGCTCCTTGGTGAGCTTTTCAAATGAGGTAGCAGACGAGCGCTTGAGATCAGCGAAAGACATAATTATTCTCCTTGTATGTCGTTGTGTACGTTATATTAGTCGTTATATTTAATTGAGAGATATTTAGCCCCGCCATCCCAAGGCATGAATGGAATATCAGAATATTCGATATCATGGTTGGTAAAACGTGGGACAAATTCCTCTCGTATGTATTTATCATTATCGATACCAAAGATCTCATTAGAATATGCAATTAGCCAATTTTTTGTTTGGCCGATCTTTGACATGATATCATTACGAAGGTCGACTGGCATCTCGGTGAATGACCAAGTACCAATCATTAGATCTGCATCAAACAGATCATTCACATCAGAAGTATGTACGATGTTGGTATGTCCCAACTGATCGTGATACCACTTCTGAACTGCACCGACTTCAGCAAAATCGTAAATTACGTACTTGCCTTTGAAGCCGAGCTTGTAGACGATATCAGCCATGTCGCCAATGCCGCCGCCAAGTTCTACAATCGTATCCAGCTTTGCTAGATCTTCTGGAGTCCACTTGTTCAAAACAAGGTGAGCCATATGTTGGATACGATTCATTGAGGTTGTAAAGTCTTCGAACAGATTGTAGATACCACGATCTTGTTCGGTAATCCCTACATCGGGATCTTCGAGTGCGTAACGAATTCGACGATCTTCTTTTGCAGCTGGAAGAACTGCAGCAAAGTAATCGAAGAATCGAGCTCGAGTCATAAAAGGAACTGACATCACAGATGCCCAGACCTTAAAGCGTTCTTTAGGAAGATTCTCAAAATCCTCAGCAAACACTTCACACATCACACTCCAATAGTTGCCATCATTTACTTGCTTGGCAGCCATCATCTTTTCAAATGTTTCTTTGGAAGAAGCTAGAGGAGCTTGAGCAGTCATTGCCGGATTAGCCGGCTCAGTAGAGTAACGAAAATATTCAGACATCAATCACCTGCAAATTTGTCTTTCAGTATTTTACGACACTTGAACATGTCATAATGAAAGAATGGTTTATACTTACTTAGCTTTTTATATATGCTCGGCCAAAGAACACCATCTTCAATCTTCTTATTCCAGTGGCCAAAGAAACCAAGAATATCATTTAGAATAATAATAGTCTCAATCGAGATTTCTCTACGTAAGTATTGTTTAAGTAAATATGGGTGTTGCCCATTCTTTACAATAACATTATCGTCAAAATCTGTCAACAGTTTATTTAGGTCTTGCTCAAAAATATACGAAAGAGATTGCTGTCGCTTGAGCCAGTCAGCATAGAGCTTTTCAGACTTATCATCAAACAAATCGCCAATCCATTTCAAGTCACCATCAACAAAGTTGGCAACTAGATATTGGAGTGGGTTCTTATGTTTGGAGAGTTTGTAAAATTGGTACTTGTCTTTACGAGTCTCGAAGCTCGTAGAACTTGCATTCACTTTACCATTGTACTTAATGTAATCATAACTATCACTGGTAAAGTGGCTTTTGACCGCAAGGAAAGTCTTATAAGACTCGAACGGCGTCATACTGGCAGTCGGGCTGTCTTAGGAAGATAGTTAAGATCTTCAGCGGCCGACTGAAGTTTTGATTTGATTTTAATATTGTTCTTGATAATTGAAGCAGCAGCCTCAATTTCAATATTATTCTTTTCACAAAGGTGGACGACGGCATCCATGTAATCTAAATTATACGTCTTCACAAGATTTTCGATCTCTTTAATAAACTTTTCATTAGACATAGTCTTTTGAAAGATAACGTCGTCCACCATAATAAATCATCCTCTATAAAAAATATGTGCACCAATCTTAGTTGTACGATCAAAGACTCTACCCCAACGAGGACTTACGTAGTCGGCGTGGTAGAACTTTGCACCTTTAGTTACGTCACCGTAATTTCCTAGGTACACGTGTTCGGCGATTTCTTTTGCTTTTGCGAAAGCTACACCGTCACGAATTCGCTTTCCTCCCTCACACTTCCATGAAAATTGGCATACGCCTCGAGCTTTTTGGTTAATTACTCCGCATGGTGTTTTTGGGAATCTATCATCTTTGACGCGGTTTAACACGACATTGTTAACCGCAATCCTACCTTTGTAGGGTTCATGGCCAGCTTCGAAGTAGGTATTCTCGGCCATGCATTGGATTTGTTTTTTATCGTTTGCGCTCAGATAAACTGGCTTTTTTACGATAACTTCTTTTTCGATTACCTTGACTTCAGGTACCTTAACAATCTTGACTTCTGGTTCCTTAGTTGGCATTGCAACAGCTGCACCTGCAGCAAGAGCAAGACCAAGGCAGAATCCTTCAGCCCAGCGTAGGTACGGGAAATCTTTTCTATTTTCGAAAAGTTTCATTTGTATCCTCTAATCTTAAATGACTTTGGCAAACAGAGACTACTGTGCAGGCATCTCAGCCTATAGTTTTTCTGTCGCTATGAGAAGATACAAAAAGAAATAACGAAGGTATCTTCCATCCATTTCCCTCTTACTGGAAATGCAAAATCATTATGGTTTCGTCGGTGGAATTATTGTGCATCTGAGATGTTAGATAATTCCGCTTTCTATAGCCCTAAGACTTGAAGCTTTGTAAGAGTCAATGGAGGTTCCAACCTCCGTTGCGATATTTTATTTATACACCATAGATCTATAAATGTCAACCACTCGTGGTGTTTCTAGAACAACTCGTGGTATGTGTGGGCCCGTTCTGTTGCTAGGTGGAACCCATCCCCCGAAAAATCATGCAGCTAGTGCAAGACCTTCATATGCAGTGTTATCGTTTGCATTTACGTTTAGTGGCACTTTGCCAGTCAATCAGTCTCGAACCTTCCTATTACACGAAAATCGAATTCCAAGGTCACCCCCATCAAAGACACACTGCCGGCCGCAAAAGGCGATCTCGTTGGCTAAGCCCAGAACTTTCGTCCCTGTCTAAACAATGTGTCTATGGTGGAGGTGCGGGGAGTCGAACCCCGGTCTTTCCGCCTTTACTGTTGATTGTCATCAACTGATATTCTATTTATATACTAGATTGATTTAAATGTCAACCATTAATTGCACCAAGATTGCTTTGCGTCGCCATAATATTCACGAGCAAAACCATTCTTGATAAGCAGATCACGAAGGCTCATACCATCAAGCAAGATATCGCCAAGAATACGGCCACCAAACTTGTCCCAATCGTATAGAACAACCTGGTGCTTCTTTGTCGCAGCAATTACGTCCTTTGTAAAGACAGAAGCCTGCTCACCGCGCTTCTTTTCGCTTTCACATTTAGCACGGAAGCTTTTCTCTGGAGTGTCGACACCAAAGATACGAACACCGAGCTCAGGCTTGAGTGGTGCTGGAAGATATGGCGCAATAACAACAACTGTATCACCATCGACTGCGCGAACAATGGTAGTATCATAGGTAACACCAACTGGTGTCTTCTGAGCAATAGCTGGAGTGGCTAGCATTACAAGTGCTAGTGCAATAAACTTCTTCATATATTATTCCTTAATTACAGGTAGTTTGCCAGTAGATGTATCGTTCACCACGATGCCATTCTACAATTTGTTCGCGAACGCAATAACGTCTATCATAACGATAATCTGGTGGGTAGTAACGGTTATCGTATTCTTGTTCTCTGCGTTCTCTACGATCAGAGGAAAGAGCACCTACAACAACACCGCCAATGATTGCTCCACAAAGCCAGCCACAACCACCTTTACGGCGTTCATGTTGGCTATAGTCTCTGTCTCGTTTGCGGTGTTCGGCAAAAGCCGGAGTGGTAATTAACATGCTAGCAGCAAGAACAGATGCAATAAGCTTTTTCATATTAGAATTCCTCATCAATATCAGCAAACATAACTCGCTTACGAGGGTCACCTGATGTGATACAGCGAGTAAGTATGAGAGCTTCTTTGTAATTCTTTGTATGAAATCTTACCGGAAAGATGATTTCATCATCCTCGGTTTCTAAAGACATTCCTACAAAGTAAGTACCGTTTTCTTCTGTCATGCATTATTTATTATCGACAGATTCTTTCTTTTCCTCCACAGTATTCCATTTGAAGTGATTGCGGGCATAAACGATTCCAAGCGCAATGCTCATCGGAATCAATCCCCACGTTTGGCTGGCAATAATCCATGTAATCCAAAGGACTTGATTGCCGAGTCCAACTGCCCATGCACGTGGGTGATTGTTACCTGCCAGCAACGTCATCCAAATGGTAAGGCATGACATTAGCCATGGCAGGTAAGTTACAATCATGCTGCGTCTGCAAATTCAACAGCGGTTTCCAAGGCCTTGGTCTTAAGGTTCTTATTAGCACCATACCAAGCCGAAGTCAGACGATTGTCAGAATTACGACCAATCATGTGATCGGTCATGAAAGTGACAGCGTTGAATGCCTGCCACCAGCTACCTTCAGCAAATTCTGCACCAGGTTGCTGGTCCATGATTTCCAGAGCGATACCAGCATTCTTGCTGATTTCCTTCTTAGAACCAGATACTGGGAAGACACGAGTGAAGTAATCTACAATCGACTCGTCTGTGAAACGCTTCGAACCGAGATAAGCAGCCATTTCTTTGTACTTGGCAAGCTTTTCCTTGGCAACACCAAGAGTTTCCTTGACCAGATCACCATCGAATTCACGACGGTGGCTTACCTTTACAATCTTGCTCGACTGAGTATTGAGCGAGAGAGTCAGAGTGTTGTTGCAAACAACGCGAATTGGAGTGAACCGGACATCGATTGACCAGCCATATTTGTGAGGATTGGTGAAGAGGAGGTAGGACTCTACTGTATCACCCTTGAAAAGCTCGAAGCTTTCCTTGACCTTGGCAAGAGCCCAGACCAGCTGGCCATCACGAAGCGAACCAGCAGTATGCATTTCCATTTCACCGGCTGCAACGAAATCATTGAAGAATTCGAAAGCAGATTCGTTCTGATTCGGAATCCAGTCGTCAGTGATAACGTCCAAGATCTTATTGTCAACATCACGAACCAGAGCAGAGTGGCCGACTGAAACCTGCTTACCAGCAATTTCAGCAAAGGCAGGAACCGGAGTCACTCGCCAATCAAGACCGGCAGCCTTGAGCATATCAACAGGAGTAATATCGGCAGGAACTTCAGTACCAAGACCGTGCCACGGAGTTTCACCAGCATAAGCCATCGAAGCCTTGCCATCCATAAATTCAATCATATGTGCCATAACAAAAACCTTTCCAATTGATAATTAAATATAGTCTATTTTCAAAATAATGTCAACAACATTATGCATTATTTTCTTCAAGAGCAATCAGCGTACCGAAGCCGAACATGCTGAGACCAAGGCCACCTTGAAGAGCGAACCGAAGAAAACCAGCTTCTTCAGGTACACACATTGTAATCAAACCGGCAATCATAAGAACATAATGCATAACAATCTCCATTCCTTATATTATTAGTATAGTATATTTTGATAAAAATGTCAACCGTTTTTTTCAATAAAATCACATACTAGCTGAAAAAAATCATCAGGCTTTTCGACTTCAAGGACCATCAAATAGTCACGAACATCCTCAGTGACTCCATGCTTTGCAAAGTAATTTGCAATGGCCTGTTCAACGGTTGGCATTCCAAAGTATTCAATGGTAGGAGAATTGCTCATACATCTTCTTCCATATGGTTAACCATGATCTCGATGATCTTTTCAAAGTCATCATCAGGGTGCAGCATATGATCTGCAGAGATATCACTATACATTTCAGTGCAAGTCTTCATGGCTTCAACACCATGAGTTCCACCAAGAGCTTCATAGATAAAATCATACGGATCATCCTGAGCAAGAATATATTCATACAAACGAGTCATAATGTTTTCCTTTCATTCCTTATATTCTTAGTATAGTTTATTTTCATAATAATGTACATAAAAAAATGCACCCCAGAAACCCAGGGTGCATTTTTATTTTTCAATACTATGAATGGTTTATCTAAACTTTGGTCCTTCAATCCAGGATACCAAGGAACGGCGAACACCTTTTGTTACAGGAGTAACTCGATGAGGAATAAAAGATGGGAATACTAGAACAGATCCTTTTTCTCTAATCTCTTCTTTTGGCAGCTGTGGATATTGCGGATCAATTTCAAAGTCACCACCTTCATATTCACTAGGATCTGTAAGTTGAATTACTATAGAAATCTTACGATCAAATGTCGTAGGGTTAGCCCAAAACGCATCGTGATGCCAATCGTACTTGCCATTTTCTGTAGCATTATATGTGGTGTATTGAATATCATTTAGATAGGTGATATCAAATCCAAACGCATTGCGATTTGCAGCCTGTGCATAGTACCATAGCATGTTAGTAATGTCTGGACTGGTTGAAGTTGGAATCCATCTAATTTCACTTGATCGATATTCAAGATTCTTAGTAGATCCGTCAAAGCCTATTCCGGCAACCGTTGTTGGTTGAAGATTTCCGGTTTCAATGATATGTGAGATTTGCTGCTCAGAAGCTGCAGCTCTCCAATATTGCCATAATTGATTCATCATTTGTTTCCATATAATTGGTGATAGCTACGAACAAGATCAGCAGCTTTTTCGATATAATTGGAAGGCCGTTCAACAAAGACCTGTGCATCGATTTCATCATCAACACCAATTATAATCACGATGTCTTTGATTGCAATTCCAGTCATTTCCCAGAGCATGTAGGCATAGAGGCTACACTGTAAGAAGTAACCTTCAATCCAGTCTTTACGCTTACGCTTAGTGGATGTCTTATAATCGATAATGGAAAGCCTACCATCGTAGTCTGCAATCAAGTCACAGGTACCAGCAATCTTGAGATGATGGCTGAAGAGTGTGCATTCAGTAGCACGAATCATATCAACCTTTTCGTCAAGGATTCCTTTAATCTGACGGAAAATTACCATGTTATGTGGCAACGAAGTATCAAATTCTTGATCAAGAATGTACTTCTCACACATGTTATGGATAGACGTCCCACGAGATGCGGCTCGCGCAGAAACCCTATTGGCTTCCTCATCACCTACTCTCTTGCGCCATTCGTTGAGCGCAGTCTTATCAGACATCTTACCGAGAACGGTAGTGACCGATGGATACCGTTGACCGGTAGGAGTCTCGTACAAACGAGCAGTTTCACCATCAATGCGATTTAGATTTGCAAACTCGAGCAGATCAAATTCGAAATGTTTACGGTTGTAGTCCAAGCTTTTGGCGTGCAATTATGTATTCCTTCACAAGTTTAGAGCGCACAATATCGGCCTCTAAGAAATCAATATAATCAAAATCGGATAATCTGTCAATCACTTTTATGAACTCTTTTAAGCCATTACGCTCTTGTTCACGAGATAAGTCAGACTGACGGAAGTCTCCACAAAAAATCACTCGGCAATTCTTACCGATACGTGTGATAACAGAATCAAGTTCATGAAACGTCATGTTATTGATCTCATCAACGATCACATAACAATTGTTCAGTGTAGTACCACGAACAAATGAGGTACTCATAAACTCAATGGCATTCTTTTGTTTTAGAATGTCGTAAGCATCTCCACGTTCAAAAAGCTCGCTGCAAATTGCATAGTACGGAGCTTCATAGACCTTCATCTTTTCTTTCTGAGATCCTGGCAGGAATCCCATGTCACGAGTCGGAACAACAGAACGGATTACGTAGATCTTTTCTTGTTCGCTTGTTCCACCAATCAAATCTTTAATTGCCAGATACATTGAAAGAAAAGTCTTACCAGTACCAGCCATGCCGTGAAGCATTAGATGTTTACCACTATGGAATGCATCAAACGTTTTCTTTTGGTTGTCTGTAAGTGGATGAACTCGTTTTAGATTAAAGTTTGGAGAGTTGAAACTTGGTTTGTTGTTCAGCAGATCTTGTTCTCCGTTTTGACGTAGAATTCTCTTTTGTCTTTTGGTAAGTCTTGCTTCAGTCACGAATCATCCTTATTTTTTGTTTTTAGCTTTATTAACGGCGTCGCGAATCTTAGTGGCTTTAATGCTCTTATCTCCATGTTGCTGTCCGAGAGGAGAAGCCGGATTTGCTGTTCCAATCCTATTTAACAGATCTTTAAAGCCATCGTCGTTTTTATGAGTAACGCCTGCAATTCCAGAAATGAAAGCAGGAGCACCAATGACTAGTTCTGCGTGTGGATTTTCTGCAAGGTATTCTTCTCGTGCAGACATAGAAAGGAACTCTTCCCAGGTTTCCCCAGTTTCTTTGTCCCTAAACTCATAGATTGGCATTAATAATCTTCTTCAATTAAATCAAACAAACCGCTTTTGGTTCGAGAACGAAGAGCTGAACGAATTCGTTTCTCTAAAAGCTTTTGGCCATGAGTTTCGTAGTGGTGGTCTTCGTAAAGATCATCGTCATGGCTATAGTACTTATTATTCCGCTTAATTGACTTGCTCATTGATTAACCCTGGAAATGCGAGGTTGACAACTTTGGTGGAGATAGTACGAGGTAGTTTCTTGTCTTTGACGGCAATCAATAGATTGGCATCACGCTTATCAATGGACTCAAGAAGACCAATGAAAAGCATTTCACGTTTCAATTGTGTAAGACCGGGTTGGTTTCCTTTAAGGTACATGTAAAGAGTACGAGCTTCTTGGTGAAGTCGACCTTCTACATCTAAGTACTCACATGGTTTAAATGGTGGAGCTCCTTCAGGAATTTCCCACTCGACACCTGGCACAAGAGCCAGTTCAAGAATATAACGAAGAGTTGATGAATCGTTGTCACGAAGATACTGAGCACGATCTTCTATAACTTCGATCTTTGATGCTGTTTCTATAATTTGTGCAATTGTTTGTCTTGGCATATTAAAACTCATTGATACTTTCGAGGAGGTTTTTGAGACGCTTTTCAATGAAGTAATTGAAAAGCTTGCTACGACCCTTGCCTGCCTGAGCTTCATACTCAACAAGCACTTGGTCACGTAGATTTTCTGGAATGAAGTTTAAATCAACAAGTTGTTGATTACGAAGGTAACCACGAAGCATGTTCTCATCGCAGAAGTCGCGAGGATCTTGGTTAAGCCATTCATCCAGTTTCTTTTGGCTAATTGGCTTTTGACGAGCGCCAACTACAAACGTGTTGTCAGCTGAAAGGAAGTTAGGAACACCATCACCAACGTCGCCACGAATGATATGCTCCTTCATGAAGCGATCAGGATCGTTAGTGGTACGCCACTTCTTCTGAACAGGATCGTATTGCTTGACATTCATGTAACGCTGCAGCTGAACAAAGTCCTTATCACCGGACATGATCAGAATCTTTTCTGAGGTATTACCAAACTTATCGACTAGAGTACCAATGACATCATCGGCCTCGGCACCATCAATTTGAATAACGCGATAAGGGAAGTATTCTTTGAGTTCCTCACGAACCTTGCCGAGTGTGTCAAAGATCTGAGTCCAGTTGAGCTCAGACTTCTCACGGTTCTTACGGCGATTGGCTTTATAGTAAGGAAAGATTTGACGACGCCAGTTGTTACCAGCATCGCATGCAATAATCATCTCACCGTATTCATTCTTAAACTTTTGGTTATATGAACGAATTGAATTGAGAATCATATGGCGAAGAAGATCTTCTTCAAGCTCGGTGTTTGTATGGTTACCAAGCTGAACCATCAGATTGGAAATCATCACCTGAGACAAATCAACAATAATCATAATATATTACTCTTCATCCTTGTTGGGAAATTTGTATGTGTATGCAACCGTATTATCTTCATTATAACTAAAATCAAAAATATTGTCAACCATAGAATGAAAAGGATGTTCAAGGCGATATTGTCTGCTAATCATCGCCTTGATGGATTCCATTACCATAGCAACATCTTTGATATAATCGTCCGAGTTGATGTCAAGTCCATAAGACCCAAACATATGAATGAGATCTGGAATGACGTCATTCAGTACACCATCAACATGGTCTTTACGATTCTGCGTAACCTGATCTGCAATTTCTTCTACTGATTGCGGAGGAGATTCACGTTTGAATCCAGGAAAGAGAACGATGTTATCTGTCACTTAACTACCCTTAGCAGAATACATTCTTGATTGAGTCGACCATTAGGCTTGCTTTCCGCTGTCTTTATATTTGACATAAACGACCTCAGTCCAACCTTGCCTACTGACAAGAGACCCGTCAGGGATTCTTCTGGCTTTCGTAGAGTCTTCGACGTACTGGATTCGACATCCCATCCAGTAAGAGTCGTTCCCTTGACTTGAATACCCGCAGGTCCCACCGCTAGGTACTGAGTCAGTTTGCGATATTTGGTGTTGTACACCCATAGCTGTTGACATCCAATAATTTCTGCCGGATGTACCGACACAATCTTCAGTGAAGGTTCTTCCTTCTGGTACTTCAGGCTTTTGACCAGATCAACGGCCGACTTGACCTTCTTCTCTCTTGGCTTACGAACCTTTACTACCTTTTTATTATTTAGGTATCTTTCGATGTCAGCGAAGAAATTATTCCAAAAATTTAACCAAAACTTTTGACGCTTGCCAAATGCTTCCTTAACCTGTTCATCATTAGAACGAATCTCATCCCATTGTGGACGATAGTAGTCAGAAACAATGTTTAGGATTTGAGGATTAAGTTCCTTGGCCTGACAGAAGTTATACATGGAGAAGTCTTTGCCATCCATGACAAGATCAATTTCTTCTTCAAGATTCGTGATAATGATATTGGCCTTATCACGAACACGTGCTTGAATATCAACAACCGGCTTAGGTGCTTCTTCGACTTCGTCTACTACCTGCTTGCCAGCTTGAATTAGATCACGTACGCTATTCTTGAAGTACTCCACATTCTTTTCTGGTAGTTCATTACCATTCGAAAGAATACGAGCAACACTACCAAGAGTCTTAGAGATCTTCCACTTAGGAAGCTTCCGAATGAAAGCAATATCACTCTTGGTATAGTTCTTCTTCATGTAGTCAAAGAACCATTCACGAGCATCATCATCGTTGCCCATGTAGTTGTACCAATTCAGAGCGTCTGTAAAGCTACCAACAACAATTGGTTCTGGTCCATAGTGCTTGTCATCGATCGATTTGATCGTTGCACGTGACTTTTGCTTTGGTTTAGCTTTGGTCTTAATACTGATAGCCATAGTTTTCCTCTTTGATTATAGATTAAATCTACATCAATTTCAAAAAAATGTCAACCACTAATTTCTGTGCGCAAATATTTTGCAATCATATGCATGATCGCTTGGTGCACATCTTCAGCGGCTTCGTATTCTTGAATGTCAACATGGAGAGAAATGTCTGCAAGCTGAGCACATTTGTTATCACGTGAAAATCCTGTCAGAGCAATAGTTTTTACTTTTAGCTTCTTTGCAGTCTCAATTGCCTTGACAACATTAGGAGAGTTACCACTCGATGAGATGGCTACAAGCACATCGCCTTCTTGACCAAGTGCTTCGAGTTGGAATGAATATACATCATCATAACTAATATCATTGGAGATGGCAGTCATGAGAGGAATATTAGCAGCCAACGAGATCACTCGTGGTCTCATGCCACCCTTCTTACATCCCTTGGTATAATCACATGCCCAGTGCTGAGCAATCGCAGCAGAAGCACCATTACCAATCGTATAGATGTTATTACGATAATTTGAAATACTCGTTAACCGAATAAGTTCAGCGGCCTTTTTAAATTCGTCATGATCGATACTGGCAAACCCAATATTAATCAGGCCTAGATGATCGAATATGATATCAGTCTCTATAGACAACTCTTGCTCCTTCATGTGAAATACCTACGTCAAGGCAAGTATGATCTGAGAATTCTTGGCGAATCTTACTCTTGGCATCTGTGAGTGCCAGCATATAACCACCACCGCCTGCACCAAGCAATTTAGCTCCAAGTGCGCCGGCTTGTTGGCATCGATCGTACATACTATCTATCTCTTCAGAAGAGATGCCTTCAGTTATTTGTTTCTTTAATATCCACGCAGCATTAAGCAAGCGACCATAATCATTGATATCTACCTGCTGAGTGCCTTGCATCCTTGCCATGTCGGCAAGTTGGCGAATGACAAACGTCTTGGCTTCAAAGTTGATGTTATCCAAGATCTTTGCGGCATGGTGTTCTACATTAGTAGGAATCAAAATCATATAGTTCTCAATTGCATTTGAGTCTAAACGTTTGACATCTACACGGCCATTGCCAAGTTCATTAGCATACTCAATGTAGTTCATACCACCAAATGCAGATGCAAACTGGTCCTGCATACCAATCTTCCAACCACAGAGATCGATCTCGATATGACACGCAGTTTTAGCAATAGTATATGGATTGACGTATTCATAACCAAGATAGGCAGATAATGCCTTGACAAGAGCACAAGTAAAAGCAGACGATCCACCAAGACCGTTGCCGATCGTGGGAATGTCTGCGAATGATGTGATCTCGATGTTGGATTTGATTCCAAAGAATTTCAAAGCATTCCGAACGATTTCATTCTGAATGTCTTCTACGTCGGTAACACATTCTAACTTTGAATATGTTACCTTAATATGATCGTGAGGAGTATGCATGACTGCTACATAGACATACTTGTCGATAGCAGTCGAGATAGTTGCTCCACCCCATTGGGCAAAGTGGGTGGGGATATCACTACCCCCACCGAAGAACGATACTCTAAGAGGCGCTTTTGCCAAGATCACTGTGTTGTTCCTTCAATGATGCAATCAGACCCTTCCACTTAGGCATAATTGATTCCCAAGAGAATCGAGTATCAGCATATGCCTTGATGAATGTAAGAAGGTTTGTCAAGTCGTTATTCTGTACGTTTTCAATAGCATACATTAGAGTATGAGCAAAGATGTTGGCATGAAGATTCATGTCTTCATGATCGCCATCATACTGTACAGTCAAACCAGCAGAGGTATCAGTCAATGCAGAGAAGTTAGGATGAACTGCCAAACAACCAGCAGACATTGCTTCAATCAATGAGCGGCAAGACGTCTCTGGCCAGATACATGGATACGCAAAGATGTGAGCCTTTTGATATGCTGCACGTACTGTTTCCTGATCTGCCCAACCGTGATAGTTGATTTGTGGATGGTCTCTCATTTTCTGGAAGAGTGGTTCATATTGAGCATCACGCCCTTCCCAGTTCTTACCATAGATACCAAACGAGCTAAAGACATCTAGTTCGATGTTTGGATACTTTTCTGCGAGAGCGCAAAAAACAGGAACCAGAATCTCCAATCCGCGATGAGGTGTGGATGTATAAATGAGGCGTATCTTGTCCTTTGGCTTCTCAACGAGTGGGATAGGTTCGACACCTGTTTCAATAACGCACGATTGATGGCTATATGGAATTCCAAGATAGTCGCGATATTGCTGATATTGCCAGTTAGAGCTGAAGACCAACTTGTGGAAGCGATCTCGAGAAGCTGGATCTTTGAGGTGTTCAGCTTCCGGATCGAGAGGTAGGTCGTGAAGATGATAGATTCTAATTCGCTCTGAATCAAGTTCGCGGACGCGAGCAGTGATAATTTGGACGCCATCGAGTTCATCACGTGTAAGTCGGTGGAAGAGATTCCGGGTGGTAAGTTCTGTTCCACCATTCGACTCCTTGTTCAGTTCATTCAATTCAATTAGGTCTTGGTTATTCATTATGTTCTCCGCGAATTTCATAATCTGCAATATGGAAGAATTGCCGATCACTAAGCGCTTTGTCATCAATCCATACATCATAGGAAGGCTTTCCTAGACGGACTTCATGAAACTTGCAGCCCCAGTCATTTAGTTGTTTGTTTGTAAGTTCGGTCCAGTCGATTCCCGACCCTGAACCACGGGCCGTCCAATAGATAATGGTATGGCCTTGATCGTATAGTCTATTTATTGCTTCAATTCTATGGCGCAATGGGCTGGAATGTTCATACATGTGTTTGCCACTCACATATGGTGTCAGACAAATAGTCTGGTCAATATCTACCATGTAAATCATGATTCTTTAGTAAATCCAATGACCGAGTCATAGCGGAATGAACGCCATCCTTGGTTCTCAAGATCCCATACTGCCAGAACATCTGGATTAGGAGTCTTCTTTTGTACTGCTTCTTCAAGATCAGTTTGTGCAGGAAGAAGATCTGGCTTCAGTGTGCAGACCATCCTGCGCTCTGTTCCATCCTTCTTCACAAAAAGCACTTCAACTACATCACTGAGTAGTGCTTGCTTGAGATAATCATTCCGCCAGGAAGTGTTGCTCTGGTCGGTTGTAGTATTCAACGAGTCTGTCATAACCACCTACTTCTTCTCCATCAATAATAATAAAAGGAACTGTTCTCACGTTTGGAAAGATTTCCATAAACTCTTCACGAGTTAATTCTGCACCAATCTTCATCTCTTGATAGGTGACACCTTTTGCAGAAAATAGATTTTTAGCCTGCACACAAAATGGACAATTGTCTTTAGTGTAGATAATAACCTTATTCATCTGCATTCTTTCCTCTGTAAATGTTTGCTACATAACGAGGATCGCCCCATGCAGTATTTGCACGGACACGAATAAAGCGCATATTTGAACTTGGTCCTGGAACGGTAACCCAAGGATTCTGACCTCTCTTCCAAGCCTTTAGCTTGTTCATTGCTTTCTCAAGAGGTGTCGTATCTCTACGCATTTCCTTTACACCAGCAACGATATTACGGCGCTGGCCTTTTGATACAACTGTTTTACGAGTTCTCTTCTTACCCATTATATAACCTCACTTCTTGTTTTTACGAGCACCACGTGCTTTGCGCTTAGTTGAGCCGATTTTACGGCGACCCTTACGTGGTCTATTTTTTGCTGGATGTGGCATATCACTTCACCTTCTTATTATATAACATTCTTCTCAATTAATGTCAACTCATTTTCTCTATCAATATACTTATACTCTACTTTTGTTGGGTTCCAAGCTTCAATGGCTTGAAATACATCTTGAATATTCAGAGTACTACATGTATAGACGTCCAATTGAGCAAGTGCTGGTTCGCACTCGTCCCAAACATGAAGAGCAATATGACTAGTTTCAATGATGGTTACTGCAGTCAAGCCACGGTTACCAACCATATCTGAATAGACCGAATAAGGTCCCATCAGAATCTTCATATCAATAGCTTCCACAAGGTTTTTCATCCATGCTTCAATAGCAGTCGTGCACTGTGGAGGATTACTTAATTCTGCTCTTACAATTAAGTGCTTATGTTCTAGTACTTTGCCCACCTCATAAAGTCTCCTGTTTGGGGTTAAAAAGTAAAGCCTTCACATGGCTTGCTTGAATCTTACAACTTACCCAAGTATTATAGTAGTTTGGATCTAATATTGCATCGTAATCAAAGATGTATTTTGTTTCAAAGTAATTACATTCACCACGGGATTTACATAGACGGAGAATAGTTCTTTTGAAATTCTCTTTGCCGAGCTTTTCAATGTCCTCTTTTAGAGCAGAAGAAGACCCGTAATAGGAATCCCAATCGGACTCTACTCGGATCTTCTTACGTTTGCCTTTGACAGTCTTGTATCCAGCTTTTGTGAGATACTTGCGACCTATGTATTTTTTACCATTGGTCAAGTTTTCAATGAGATATACGAAGCCGTACCATTCATCGTCGTGAGTAAACTCTTTGTCTTCGTATAACCAACCCATAAATCTATTCCATAACAAGCGGAAAGATTTATTTATTCATCTTCTTCGTCATCAAAAAGATCTTCAATATCAAGTTCTTCAGAACAAAAGGGACAATAAACTGGTTTTATAGTACTGTCCGTGATGATTTTAAATTCCTCATCGCATGAGGGGCAGGTTATCCAATCCATTAAAGTGAGAATCCTTTGAAAGTGTTTTCGTCTACATCCTTTTTAACACCACCAATTACATAACTAGTAATTTCTGTTTCTTGTGGAGCAACCTGAACTTCGGAACCTGAGATCCACTTTTGAGTCCATGGCAAAGGATTCGCTCCAGGCTTACCATTGAGTCCAATAGCACCCATACGCTTTGCGGCAATATGATCTACGTACTGGCAAAGAAGTTCTTCCTTCAGACCAATCATCGACCCGTTCTGAAATAGGTAATGTGCCCAGCTTTTTTCTTGTTCGACCACTCGGTAAAACATGCTGATGCACTCATCCCGTGTTTCTTCTTGTATGCGAGCAAAGTCTTCATCCTCTTTCGGTAGAATTTTGAGGAGCTGCTGAGTTGAGGCAAGATGAACGTTCTCGTCCCGCGCGATAAGCTTGATGATTTTGGCGTTTCCTTCCATCTTCTTAACTTCCGCAAAAGCCCAACTGCATGCAAACGAGACATAGAACCTTACTCCTTCTAAAGCATTCACGGCATTTAGACAGAGCCAAAGTGCTTTCTTATGATCGTATTCATTATAAAATTCGCCGGGATCATATGCCAGATTATTCCACTTAATCAGATCATCATAGTACTTACTAATGTCTTGTGCGCAATCAGCTATTTCCTGGATGTCCAGCATCTCATCAAAGACTCTGGAAGGATCAGAATAGACGTTACGAATGATATGAGTGTAGGAACGGGAATGAATCGTCTCACTAAACGCCCAAGTCTGGATCCAGGTTTCCAGCTCAGGAAGCGAACATATTGGAAGAAAAGCCAGAGATGGAGCTCTACCCTGAACAGAATCAAGGAGGATTTGCCTCTTGAGATTGCTTGTGAAAATATGTTTCTCATTCTCTGTCAATCCTTTAAAGTCTTTACTATCACGTGACAGATCAACTTCCTCTGGTCTCCAAAAGAAACCGAGTTGCTTATCAGTTAGTTTTTCAAAAATAGAATAACGCTGTTTGTCATAGCGAGCAATATTTACTGGCTCGCCAAAGAAACAATTCTGTTGTGTCGCATCTTCAAACTTGATGCTAAATACTGTCATTCTACTCTCCAGGTACTGTCGTTAAGTTTGAGATCCTTAGGCCAATCGCCTTCGGTGTATGACTTATCATGGAATCGAAGTTCATTCGTTGGCATGATAGTAAGTCTACCATTGTCAAGTTGAATGAACATGAATTCTTTTGATTGAGACGGGTGTTGTGTATATCCATCGTTCATTGGAACGACTGTAAAAAGATAACGACCGTAAAGGCCGCTTCTTCGAATCTCTGCTTGTTGGCTGTGCAGATAACTATATATCAATACAGAAAACTGATCGCCATAACAATCCCATATTTGTGTGTCTTTAAGACGCCAACTTTTTTCTGGATCTGGTGCAAATGCTAATGCATGAGGAGGAACACCTCTCCAAACTGCACCACATTCAAGCATTACATGACATCCCCATGAATGACCTGCTTTTGCATGTAGTGCAAACCAAATACAAGGCTCATATGTATTAGGCTTAGCATCTTTGCGAATAAATGAAGAATCTACCCAACAGTAAATGTGGTGAGGAAGATTCCCTGAGCCTGTGTATAGCATTCTAACCCTTTTCTTCTAAAAACTGAATGTTATGGTAAGCTTCCACTCTATGAATAACCTGTCCATTATATTCAAGTTCTAGTTCAACGGCCGTGCTTTCAGAACGACGATTCAAAGAAATCAGTTTATACTTCTTTCCGGCGTCATCCCATTTGTCGTTATCAATCATAATATAATCCATTTTCACTCTCCTGTCAACGGCCTTGGCCACGGTATGCTTTAAAATTTCTCTTCTTATGCTTATTCATTGACGACAGTTTTGGTCGACGTGTATCTTGCGATGTACCAGTTACAATTTTTACGTGTTGTACAGCTGATGCTGCTGGCGCTTTTCTTGCCATTGAATACTCCTGTTAGATTTTACAAGAGTCACAATCCTCATCATCTACTTGCCCTTGTGCTAGTGGTTTTGGTTCTTCAATTTCACCAGCACCGTCGAAGGTGTTGAAATAGTACAGAGTCTTACCGCCGTACTTATAATGCATCAAAAGGTGTTTAATCATTTCAGACATCGGAATCTTTTCATCCTCATAATGACGAGGATTGTAAGAAGTATTTACCGAGATTGCCTGATCGATAAACTTTTGTAGGACAGCCATAATCTTGAGATAACCCTCAGGAGATTTTTGATCCCATAGTAGTTCGTATTTATTCTTAAGCTTCTGAATACCAGGGACAACCTGCTTTAGCACGCCGTCCTTCGACTGCTTGATCGATACCAGAGCACGAGGGGGTTCGATACCATTGGTCGAGTTTGAGATCTGAGCAGAGGTTTCTGCAGGCATGAGAGCCATCAGAGTCGAGTTACGTATGCCAGTTGATAGCGCTCTACTTGCAAGAATGCTCCATGGCATCTTATAGTTAGGAGCAACCAACTCATCGACATCTTTCTTGTATGTATCGATTGGCATATACCCGTGCCCGTATTTGGTTTCATGGTCGAGCGGACATGCTCCTACTTCTTCAGCCAAGTCGACCGAGGCTTTAATAAGATAGTAGCTCCATGCTTCAGCATACTCATGCACCAGATCAAGGTCTGGATTAGAATAATTGGTGTCATTGCGAGCCAACCAATAAGCAAAGTTGATGATACCAATGCCCAGAGGCCGACGATTCCGAGTACCAATAGCAGCGGCACGAACAGGATAGTCCTGATAATCCAATAGGGCATCCAAAGCGCGTACTGCAATGGTGCATGGCTTTTCGAAATCAGACGGCTTTTTAATTCTTCCCCAATTGATTGCTGCAAGCGTGCAAAGGCTAATTTCGCCTGACTCATCATGAATATCCTTTAGCGGTGTAGTTGGCAGTGTAATCTCGCAGCATAGATTGCTCATCTTGATTGGAGCTGCTTCAGTAAACGAACCATGCTCATTGGCATGGTCTACGTTCATCAGATAGATTCGACCTGTGTCTTTTCTTTCGGTAACGAAGGCTGAGAAGAGATCAATCGCAGGGATGGTCTTTTTTCTGAGCTTGGTGTTTCTTTCTGCTCTTTCATAGAGTTCTCTAAACGTATCAACGCTCGTGTAAAACGCTTCATAGAGATCCGGTACATCACCAGGTGAGAAGAGGGTGATATTACCTCCAGATAGAAGTCTTTCATACATTACCTTATTAAACTGGACACCATAGTCCAAATGACGAATACGATTATCTTCTGTGCCCTTGTTATTCTTTAGGACAAGTAGATCCTCCACTTCGTAATGCCAAAGGGGGTAATAGAGTGTCGCCGCTCCACCACGGACACCACCTTGGCTACAAGATTTAACAGCAGATTGAAAATGCTTCCAGAAAGGAATAACACCAGTGTGAGAAGCATCACCATTGCGTATAGGAGATCCAACAGCCCTAATACGACCGCCGCCAATACCAATTCCAGCTTTCTGGCTAACGTACTTGACGATTGCTGAGGAGGTTGCATTTATTGAGTCCAGCGAGTCGTCAGTTTCGATAAGTACACACGAACTAAACTGACGTTGAGGGGAGCGCACGCCTGCCATGATAGGAGTAGGAAGACTAATGTCAAAAGTACTAATTGCGTCATAAAGTTCCTTTACCCATTTGAGACGATCTTTTTTGTAATTTTGGAAGAGTGTCATGGCAATTAACATGAAAGCCATTTGAGGAGTTTCGTAAAACTTATTGGTTACACGATTACGGATAAGATACTTACCACGGAACTGTTCCATAGCAGCATAGGTCAGAAGATCATCACGAGTGTGGTCGATGTAATTGCCGAGTTCAATCCATTCCTCTGGCCAATACTTAGTTCCCAGTTCCTTGTCATAATACCCAGCATCAAAAACGTTTTCATAATGTTGCCATAGACGTTCTGGCTCATACTTACCATAGACTTCTTTACGAAGCTGGTAGTTGATTAGTCGACCTGCGACATACTGATAGTTGGGGTGATCTTCATCAATCAGATCAGCTGCTGCTTTGATGAGAGTTTCCTGGATATCTCCAGTTTTAATACCGTTGTAGAACTGAATGTGTGTTTTAATTTCTAGATCAGATACGGAAACGCCGGATAGACCTTCACATGCGTGCATAGCAACTTTGTGGAACTTATTAATATCGAGAGGTTCGCGTGTTCCATCACGCTTCGTTACTTGAATCATCCGCTTTCCCTAATGCCATAGTACCGTCTTCATAAATTCGCCATTCAAGGACTGTGTCTTCGTCCCATCCCATAGCTTCTATCGTTTCCGGTGGTAAATCTATATATAACTCGCCGTCTTCTGTTTGCTTAACAATTGTTCGCGTCATGGCAACATCTCTATTCGATAAGGCGCTTCGTCTTTCCACCACGGATCTTCTGTAAGATCTTCTGCGACTTCGAGAGCTTCTTCTTCAGACTCAACATCTGCAACGACGATATCATTTTTATTATATACTAACCAATTGATCATGGAAGTTTCCTTTCGAATTCTGCTTGTGCTGCCATACTATCCATAGCAGCCTTCACATCTGGAAAGTGGTGACAAATAATATCCCAGCACTGTTCGGCAACAATACGATGTTCTTTTTGAGTTGCCTTATCCATACGAAGTTCGCAGTAATGAACCCATGAACGAAGCGAACCTGACATAATCATTACAGATTCTGTATTACCCTCAGGAAGAACCGCACGAGCCTGTTCCTTGGCAATACCATTATCAATAGCCCACTCATATGCATCTAATGCAGCATCAGTTGCAGCAACCTGTCTCATTGCCCACTCTTCTTGCAGGCGAGAGTCTTCAACATCTACTGAATTCTGTCGGTTCTTGGCATCCTGCAGGCGTGCTTCCCGTACAACAAATCCCAGATCCTGGGTTGGATCGGCGTAACGCTGACTGTACTCTTGGAATCTGAAAGAACTATGCCGCAAAATCTGGCGGGCAATATCTCTTGTTGTTCTGATTTCCATTGATACATGGACCATCTCCAAAGGTGACCAATGCTTGTTCTTAATCAGATACTGAACAAGCTTCGGTGCTGTTGCTATGTTATTTTGATTGCTTGGATTAGATACTCGTGCTGCCCATGCAACCAGTTCATTAGCAGTCGAACACCCGGTGTATGCACTCGGCTTAGTAAGGCCGACCAAATTTACTTCACTCATTTTTTACCCTTTATATGTGCTTCACAATATCGCTGACCATTGGTGGCTTTATCACCAAGGAGAGTAACTTTCCATACTTCACCGGTGATAGTCTTCATTTCATATTCATCTATCTTCGTGATTGGTTCACTCAATTACAAATTCCTTCACCTTCTGGAATCGTGCAATGTTTACGTATCCATTGTCTGTTAGTTCTTTTACTCGACCAAGAGCATCATAGTACTCAACATACTGTCCATCATTGTACCACCAGAAGTAATCCCACGGTGCCCATAGACGAGGAGTACGCTGATACTCTACAAGCCACTGCTTGCCTACTCGGAAGATTCGAAGTTTCTTGATTACAATCTTTTCGTACTCGATTCCGAATTCATTGATTACTAAATCATCCATATCCGTTTCCTATGTGATTAAACAAGTTAGGGTCGAAATAAACAATGCCTTCACCACACGATTCAATATCTTCTATATCACGAGATGATACTCTGACATACTTTGAAAAGAATTCAATACCACGTAGATCGATAATCAACTTAGTTGCAGTTGGCACCATGTTGGCATTGTAAACAACCCAAGTCAGATCTTTCTCTGGCAACGTCAGAATTCTATCAACGGTCACGGCGCCATAAAGCGAAATGTAGTTTCGCAGTCGGTCCGGAGTAAGTGCATTCATCAATAATTTCCTTCACTTGTTCTGGTGTGTATCCAGCCAAGACCATGTCATTGATGTCTTTGTGCTCGATACTTCTGGGCCAGATACAAACTCGATATCCAGCCTCAATTGTTTTTTCTACCTTCTTGACAATTTCTTTGTTACGAGGTTCATTATCGTATATTACAACCATACTATCTTTTGGTAAATCTGTCAACAACAATTGTGAAATTAAATCACTACCAGCAGATGCAATTGCATTTGGAATAAATAATGAGTCAATTGGACCCTCAACTAAATATATATCTTTAGTTCGATCAACAGTATCCATCCCGAAAATTTTTGGTTTACTTTCATCTAACATGATGGTAATATAGCGTAGGCCGTTCTTCTTGAACGATCTACCCTGGAAACCAAAGAGCTTTTTATCTTCATCGAGGAATGGAATGACGAGTCGAGGTTCGTTCTCCACCTCAGCTTTGAACTTATCAGGAATCATAGAGTTCACCCATGAGGCAAACTTCTTAGAATAAAAGAGCTTATAATGAGAAGTAGTTGGAATTAGTCGACCATCAACCCATTGCTTCACAGGATGATCTGGCTTTAACTTACTCACTTTAATGAGCTCGGCGAGTTGAGTCTCTTTGACAAAGACCGGCGGCTTCATCTTCTGAGCAAACTCGTGCGTCTCGTTAGTTTGATTATTCTCTTTAATTTTTTCCTTGACATATTCCAGATATAGTGTAGGATCTATAGACTTGATCAGATACTGGAATCGCATAGAGGCGCCACAGTTGTGACAGAAATAACGAAGCTTACCACCACGCTGAAAGACGTAACCACGAGTCTTTCTTTTATCCTTCTCGGAGTCACCGCAGATAGGACAACGGAATCGATAGGTCTCAGATCCGACTCGAGCAAATCTTTCTAACCTACCGGATAACAGATTAATGTATTTGTGATCTAACCAAATCAAGGTATTACTCCAAAGCTGATAGTATCATTATACTCAGTTTGGAAAATAAGTACACAAAAAAGTGCTGTGATTAGAAAAATTTATCCCACGGGATAAGAGTAATAAGTCCACCTACAATAGCGGATCCACCAATCACAGTCCACATCCACTTTTCCATGGTTGTAATGCGATTGCTGAGTGTATTATGTTGTACTGTAGATTCAGCACGCATCTCTTTGATTTCTTTCATCAAGTCGTCGTACTGATTGTCGATGCTCTCTTTGAGCTCGCGTTCGCCTGAAGAAATACGTTCGTGCAGGATTTGAATCTTGTCGTCTGTTTCCACTCTACGTGCTTCCACTAAATCTGCTAGTTGTTTACTTATTATCTCTTGAGAAGTCAGTTTAGTTTCATGCACAGCTAATAGACTTGATACGCTGTTTGAAATGTCTGTAAGTTTATCAATAGTAGTATCCAAACGATCAACAAGCGCGCCAACAACTGCCATATCTTTACGTAGATACGACATGTCCTCAGCTAGCTTGTTGACGTTTGTAGCAGCCATTATTCAGTTGGTTCCGTTCCAGCTTTCATAGCAAGAGCAGCGCCACCGGCAGCAAGTACTGCACCTAGACCAATACCCCATGTTGATGCATCAAATGCAGCACCACGATAGATATCATAGATCGAGAGGCCAAAGAAGATGATTACTCCTTTGGCCCACAAGATTCTACCTAGGTCAAGCGTCTTATTATCTTTTCCAGTGAATGTCTGGAAAATCAGATTCTTTAACTTAGCAAACATTTTTGAGACTCCGTTTGAAAACGAAATCATAATTTAGAAAGGACCGTGGTCCTCGTCAGAGTCACGATATTTGTCGATTGCAGCCATCATCTTGATTTCATTGTCAGTTTCAATTGACTCGGCTTGAGCATTGATAACATGAGCTTCTGCAAGTGCTTTATGATCTGTCTTACCAAGCTCTTGTGTCTTGATATTTGGATCGAATTCAGTTACCTTCATACCCATCATCGTAGCAAAGGCACCAACAAAGGCACCAACGATGGTCGAGAATGCAGGACCAATAATCTTAAAGATCTCGTTATTGTCAATCAGTTCATTTGGCATGAACATACCAACAAGGAAGATTGCAACAACTGCAAGCATGATTGCGCCAAGAATAGTAGCAGCCATCTTCATGATGGTTAGCTGAATCTTGCCTTTTTCAAGTTCTAGTTGTTCGAACGATGTAATTGGCGGTGTTGAGAAAAACGACATTAAACTCATTTCTTTTTTACACCCTTTACTACTTTCTTCACGGCAGCTGCAGCTTCAGCAACTTCGTTGATTGCTTCATTTGCAGCTTTTGCATTCTTATCAGCAAGTGCTTTTGCAACTTCAAGATCTTCTGCTGTTACTTTACCGTCTTTGTTTAGGTCAAGTAGACCAAACCACTTTTTAATTTTTTCCCACATGGTTATCTCCATTACTTTTTTATTGTTGTAGCAAGTTTACGAGCAACACTGAGTGGAAGACCATCTTTAGAAGTATTTAATAGTCCGAGTGCTGCAATCAAAGCGAGCATAGTCTTAGAATCATCTTTACCGCCTACGCGATTAAGAGAGTTAGCAATGACGTTGACAAGGTTATCCTTTGAAGGAGTATCTTCTGTGTCTTCTGGCTTGTCAAAATCTTTAAACTTCTTCATTTCTTTTTCTCTTTGGCCATGGCATCAACTGCTTCTTTATTCTGAATTATCCATTGCTGGAGTTGTCTGATGTGCTCGGCGTTGGCTTGGCATCTGGAGTAGTTGCCGATGATGGCGAGGAGGGCTGTAGTGTCTGTAATTCCTGAGGGGGACGCATCAGAAGCTCTGGCGGTGTCGGCATCACCGGATGTGGCACTAAGGTCGTGCGTGTACACCCAGCCGTTAGACATATCGTGCTGAGTAGGAACAGAGTCTTTAACGATGTCGCGGTATACATATTCTTTCTCTCTAATTGTGTTAACTCTATCAACATATTCAGTGACTACCTGAGTAGAAATTGCAGAATTCTTCCGCTCCAGTTCCGCAACTTGCGCACTCTTTTCGGCAGAAAATCTAGCCAACTCAGCTTCTGCATAAGCAGATCCCTTCATATATCCAAATACAAATACCCCTACAAGAGCACCGCCGATAGCAAGTAGCTTATATGGTAGAGGAATCATACCCAACATAATTTATTTCCTTGCAAATCTTTTAAAACTCGCGAGTACTACTTTCTTCTTTTTCTTCATGTGTACGCCCGGTTCACCTTGTGGACCTACACCAATTCCAGCAACATTACCAGCACCAGCAGCGTTCACTGCAACTTCTTCATGCATATCATGTTCTGAATCAAGTTCTTTAAACTTTGATTGAACACCACGATGAAACGCTGCAGCATGTGAGTGCGAAGCAAACTTGAATGCTGCGCCTTTATCAGATGCATAATCTAATTTACCGCCGTGCGCTTCAATGTGCTTCTTAAACTCTGGTGAATTCATTTGCTTTTCACCCTGAGAGTCGTATGTCTTGACATGTACAGAGTGAGCAACTTCTTCCCCAAATGTTGCAGCTACTTTGGTAAGTTTATAACCGCCACGTGCAGGGTTAGTTTTTTTACTTGCAAGCAAACGGCCACGCGCTCGATGCATAGGTTCATCGCGCTTTTCAGCTTCTTTTCTTGCTTTCTTACCATAATTAAAAAGAGTCTTACTTGAAAGTTCATCAATCTGAACTTCTTCTTGCATCTCAGTTGCCATGTAGTCAGCAGCGGTTTGCATATAGTCATAGGCAAGTGTCACCTTTGACTGCACCCACTCAGGAAGATCTGTATCTGGCTTCAGCATATCATGCATTTGATTGGCGTGATTCATAATGCCTTTGAGTTGAGACATTACCATCTCACCTTCATAGCCGTATTCTCTTGGATCTTTAGCCATTAAATCTTCCTTAGAATCTTGATTATATTCTCGTCCATCGCAATGTCTGAACTAAATATGGTTTTGTTCTGGAACCCGATACCTTTGACTATATCAGGCATATGTCCTAATAATACAATGAATGGTTTCAACATATGATGATAACCATCTAACTTAAAGAAAAGCATTCGTGTAGCTGGTGGACCAAATACATTATAAAGAATAATCAAATGATTGATTACCAGTCTTTCTTTGAGTTCACCAGTTTCTTCATAACGATTAAACAATCTTTTGATATATTTGAATCGAGCTAGATCCTCATAAAATTCAAGTGTATCAAAACATTGTGGGTTATCATAATGTTTTGCGGCGTATAACAAAAAGTTTGTTTCATCAAGTTTATCAATCATTATGCAATTCTTACTTTGACAACCCCTGCAGCAGTATAGTATAGTTGTCCGAGTGCAACACCCGCGGTGTTGGCAGCTGTATCATCTGCATAAGGACCTTGTACGATAGCTTTACGTAGTGTGGATAATGTAGCAGACTTGGTCGTGTTAGCGGAGACATCCTCAACAATGAAGAGGTCCCCGCTAGCAATCGACGTGTTGGCCGTGCCAATCGAAGTGAATTCAGTTATTTTTTTGGCACGATCAGTCATGAGTTATCCTTATGCGTCTGGCAGGATTGCGTCGTCAGATGCGTCATCCGAGAAGTTGCCACCAAATGCAACTAGTGTTTCGTACTGTACGCGACCTGCACGACCACCAGTACCAACTGTGCGCATTACCCAACCAGTATGAGCTGCACCCTTGGTGTAACCGGCTTCAGTCAGTTCAGCAACTGCAGTAGCAGTTTCACCTGTCAGAGAGTGACCGGTTTCTGTTAGGCCCTTTGTCAGGTCGATCGTATCACCGTTAGGAACAGTTGTAAGTGTAACAGCTGTTGAGTTCGATGTCTTGATAAAATATGCTGTGCCTGATGCCAGGTTTGTCAGCGCAGTATTACCAGCAGCAACAGTATAGGTTACTCTGTCGCCAGCAAGGAAGATACTATTTGCAGATGAGATTGCAATAGCGTCTGTTGCGTTTGTGACAGCTGAGTTAGCATTGAAGCTTTGTGCACCTGGTGCAGCAATTGTTACTGAAGGAGCAGATGTATATCCACCAACAGTTACGTTAGCTGTGACTGCAGTAATGCGACCACCTGTTGCTGCAGAATTAGCAAGCTGTGTATTTGCGCCGCCAGATGTATTTGCAACTGTTACAGCAGCATTTGCAGCGTAACCAGAACCTGGGTTGGTAATAATATACTGTTGAACTGCAGCATTGCCAGAAACACGAATTTCTGTAGCATCTAGACCAAATTGGCCTACTGCTTCATTAGCAATAAATGCACCAACAGTTGTGTTACCAAACAGAGCTGATTGGTTTGTTGTGTTAGGTGTTTTGTTAACTAACGCTGTAGCCCATAGGACCGAGTTTGCAGCGTCATCTGTATTGCCCCATTGAGCCATTGTAGTTTCCTCCTAAGAACTTTCTTTTATTTATTATTCTTCTGTAGTGAGCATGTCGATCATGTACTGAGACATTTTCTTATGAAATCTTTTTGGTCGACCATTGACCATCACGGTGTGTTCAGGCATAGGCTTCTCAGAAAGAATAATCTCCTTTGTAGCAGATTCTTCCTGTGCCTTTACGACATCTACACCATTAACTACTAAACCGCCTACGTTGATAGCCATATTAGTGCCTATATCTTACGATCTCGCCAGTGTCCTTCGAAGCCTTAGGAACTGGAGCAGATACAGCTTTGACAAATTCTGCGTGTGACTTATGAGCTTGCTTTTGGAAAGCAGCTTTTTCTTGAGTAGTTCTGCGAGCAGCCATGTGATCTTCAAAGCGATCTGCATGGTTAGCAGAAATTTCATGTTCCTTATTGTCCATGAAACGAACTTTTTTGTTCATTGACTTGGCTTTACGAAGTTGCATACCAAGAGCTACCATATCGTCGCTGGCTTGATTTTGCTTTGCATGCCAAGCAGCCGAACCTTCCTTTGGTGGACGGCCACGACCTTCTTCAAGTTCTACTTCTTCTTTAGCAAGATTGTATTACCTTCATCAATTTCTACTTCTTCTGCCATGCTCTTATGAACTGACCATTTGCCTTTTCGAGTATCGCTACCGTATTCAGCAAACTTCTTTGCACGATCTTCAGAATCAAAATGCTTTGATACACGCTTGCCATTTAGTTGAACATGCCACATGTTTGCTTCTTCAAGTGTATCAACATTCAGCGCATCGATAAAGTCTTGCTCTTCCTTGGTCAGCTTGCTCACAGCAAGTTTAATACCTTTTTCGCGCTTGCCCATGTCCTTGAAGTTCTTGCTTGACTTTTCGTCTGCAGCAATCTTGAGACCGGCTGTAACACCTTGACTACCCATTTTTGTGGCAGCCTTGTTGATGTAACGACCCATTGTTCCCTTTGAAAGCTCATCGATCTGCTCGGCATCTTCCTTCGTCAGTTTGTTGACTGCAGTCTCAATACCCTTGTGACGCTTTGTCAATTTCTTTTCAAGCGGTTTAGAAGAACTGCCATGGGCTTCTTTATGACCTTGTCTATACGAAGCCATGTCAATCGAGTCTTTTGCTTTATTGATATAACGGCCAAGTGTAGCTTTCGAAACTTCGTCAACCTGCTCAGCTTCTTCCTTGACTGGCTTCTTTTCTTTTGCCATCATATCACGAACCTTTTGAGCAGTCTTTTTATTTGCTTCAGTTGGTTCGTCAGCGGTTGGCATTACACCTTCACTTGCGGCTTTAAAGTCAGCATTTGTAGGAGCACCTTCAGATCCAGGCTTGCGCATACGCTCACCAGATCCTGCTTTGATTCTTTTACGCTTGGCATGGATGTTATCCCATAGGCCACGCTTGCCTTCCTTCATTTCTTCCTTGTCATCTTCTTCTTCATCATCTTCTTTTTCACACTTTTCGCATTCACAATCTTTTGGGCATTTCTTGGCCTCGCCTAGAATACCTTTTACGGTATTCAGAAGGTCGGCAGAAAATTGATCTTCGAGTTTCTTTGTAAACATTTAATTAGTCCTTTAGTCTGCATCTATAATTTTAATTTTGCGTTCTGCCGCACGAGACCTTTTGATAAGGTATCTTTTTAGGTTATCTATATCTTTATCACCTTGGGGTCCTGCAATCGGATCAGGAGCATTTCCTTTTGGTGGGTTATAAAATCTTTTATCATCGGCCGGATGGTAATCAGCGTTTGGATCAATTTCATTATCATGTTCACCGGATTGAGTATGAAGTGAATCCATTGCAGCTTTTACAATAGCTTCATGTTCTTTTTCAAGCTTCATTCCAACGGCGTGTCTCATTACAATATCACCATGCATAGTAGCACGAGCAATATGTGCTAATGTTGCTTTACCAGTATGATGAACATCCTTGACAATATCAAATAATTTATCTAAATTCTCAGCCGCTGTCTGAGCATCAGAAGCATTCGTATCTTTTGGAAGATCCGCATAAAGCTTCTGTGCTTCAGGTGAAACCTCAAATGCCTTGGTGGTATATGAACCAACTGAAATCTGATCGTTCTGATCAGACTCAACAGCACCCAAAGCAATGTGATTACCTTCGTATATATCTCGAATTTTAGATTCTAAAGATCTATAACTCATTTCGTTGAAGCCCTTAGCATCCAAGCATGTTTATTGTGTTGGTCAAGTCTTTCTTCAATGAAATTTACCAAACCGTTCTGACCATACTTATCAGCTTCGTCTCTTGCACGTTGAAGAGAAGCAAGAACAATAGCATTATCTGCAAACAGTGTTGCAACCATTGTCTCTGGTTTGATAATCAAAACTTCATCTCTAATGTTTGTCAGTTCACTAAATCTACTAAATGCGCCTGGAGCATAAGCGTTCTGAGCACGAATTTCTTCGGCGAACTGGTCAATAGCTCCACCTACCTCTTCGTAGATCTTACCAAAGAAGTCATGATACATTGCAAACATAGGACCTTCTACATTCCAGTGATAGTTTTGAGCTTTCACATAGAATGCATAAGTATCTGCAAATGCGATTTTAAGAGGGTTAATCACTTCTTCCATTATGTTCTACATCTCCATCTACGAAGTGACATTGCCTTACGTGTAGGACGCCCCTTCTCATCTTTCATTGGTCCTGGCATGCCACCCATACGAGCACAGAAAGACTTACGTCTCTTGGCATCTTTCGATCCAGGCTTGGCTTTACCAGTTACAGCTGTTTGAATCTTCGATCCAGGATTATCTCTGCGAACAGCTTCAATCCCTTTTTGAGTCATACCTGCGCCAGACTCTGTGGATCTATAGTGACCCTTAGAATCTTCGCCACGAGCTTCTGAAATGAAATTCTTAAACCGTATCATCTGGCTTCCCATCTGTTAAGTTACCGGTTCCAATAATCTTTCTATTTCTTTTTTGCTTACGTACAATTGTTTTACCATCGCTGGTTCTAACAACTACACCTTCAACATCAGCAGAACGAACTTCTTCCATTGCATCAACTACATCTGGATGAAGTTCAAATGCTGGCTTCATTTTAATGCCGCATTCTTCTGCAGAAAGAGTTACACCAATACCTGCAGTCCAAGCCATATTGAATGTTTCATTGAGGCTAGAATTATCTTGGCCTGGAGTATCTTTCTTGTACTTCTTTGTCAGAGAGTCTGTACCAATTTCTCTCTTGTCAGCTGTATCTTCAGAAATACCAGCATGCTTATGTGCTGAAGCCTTAAAGTCCATGCCAAAGTACTTGACCTTGCCATGCTTGTTTGAAGCTTTCCAGCCACGCTGTGTTGTGCTTCCTTTTTCAACAAATGGCTTTACATAAGGTGTATTACCAGATTCGTCAATGATCTTTTTTTGAACTTCTTGTTGACGTCTTTTTGTTTTGAGAGTAATAGGACGACGATCTACAATTTCTTGACCGCACATATCATTCTTTTCTAGAAGTGATTTGAAAGTACATATAGCGAAAGACCGCGCTCGAATACTTCTTTCAAAGTCGAGAACGGAACACCAGTTTTTTCAGCTTTTTTAATAAGAGTCTCTGTAATTGGATCTGTACCAACCGTAGAGTTTAGCATTCTACGTAGAGTAATGCTAACTGGATTACCTTCTTTTTCAAACTTGGTAATCGCATTCTCAATGATGTCAACAAGTTCAAGTGTTGACTTGGCATTCAGATCATTAAACAAACCAGAAAATTCTTCACTTGCAGTAACCGTATGAAGACTCTTCATTGGTTCACCAGAGTGGAATGACTTGAGTCTTTCGAATTCGGCTTTTCTCAGCTTTGGTAGAAGACGTGCAGCGATTCTCTTAATCAGCTTTGTCTTCTTGGCAACGGCCGTATCTACCTGAATCTTTTCAGATGTTGTCAGCTCTGCGTAAGGAATATCCTTGCGAGCAGAAATTCTTGATTTGAGGAACGCACGTGCTTTGGCTTCAGCACGTCTTTGTAGCTTTTCTGGTCCAGCAAGACGAGCTTGTGAGATCTCTTTGGCTCTCTGAATCTTTGGCTGAATGCGCTTGAGTTGGCGACCTCTTTGTTGACGTTGTGCTAACGTCAATGCCTTACGCTCTTGTAAGGTTGCGGTTAGGACGGCAAAGTCCTCGTTTGTACGGCGCTTGTCATCTAGCTGAGGATTGATTTCAATGCCGTCTAGTGGTTTACCAGTTGCAGACTTGCCCGTAGGCTTCTTGATATTCTTTTCTGGTACCGGTTTATTCTTCTTATCTTCCATCAGAGTTTCCCTTGGGCTTATCTGTAAACAAACGGGATTGCCGTAGCCTAACCGCCATGTTATTTATAAGAAAGAAACTCTTATCTAGAAATTTCTTCCCAGTCCATTGAAGCATATATGTCTGCGCCATTGGAGTTTGATGCAGCCACCAACGATAGTTCAAAAGGCTCGCCTGTAAGACCATTTCTTTCTAATTGAAACTTGAAGAGAGCTTCTTTTAGAATATCAACAGATGTTGATCCCTGGTTTGAACCTGAAGTATAACCAGATGCCAGAATTCTACCGCCATCATAAGTGCCACCATCAATCTTGTATTCAACCGCACTGTTTGTGCCAGCATCAACCCATGTTCCACCATTTGATGTGCCACTCGCTCTTACTTGCCAGTTATAATGAGCATTGTTTGTAATACCAAGAACTGAAAGAGCCGTAAGAATTACAATAGCATCTAATCGATTCGGAGATGCTTTTAACCGAATCGAAAGAACAGTGTAATAAGTTCCAGCCGTCGGTAGATCTACAGGCGCAGTAATAGGAACTGTTGCAGCTTGTTGTAATCCACGTAGTTCATATCCACCTTCTGAAACAACAGATGTGCAAACTTGTCCCATTGTAGATGAACTGGCAGTAGTTCCTGTATTCTTCATCTCATAGCGAAGTGGCAACGATGCAGTTGTAATATACGTAGATGCAATTAAGTTAGCATGATGGAATGAATGACAATGAACCAACTTACCATCAATTACAAACCCACAACGAACTGTACCAAGACCAAGCCATTCGATATCCATCCAAAAGATCTGAGCTTTCGTCAGATCAAGTTCAATGTTTGATGGGCATGGACCAAGTCCCTGTCCTGGTATGTTAACAGCCGAACCTTGAAGTGTATCGTTATTCCAATTAGCCTGTGCAACTCGAGTTTCTACTAATTCACCGGTAACATAAGAACGCTCTACAAGATATGCTGTCGTGCCGTCAATCTCAAAATAAATTCCGTTCTCTGCACCAAAATAACCTACACGTTGACGTAGATTTGCTTTTGGTGTAGCAGGAACAAATGTATTGAGAACAAACAGTGATTTACCTGGTTGATAAGAACATGTCTTAGTAGACTCGCGAATAATTTCTGCGTCTGCAGTCGTTGGCAATGTAAGATTTATGAGACCTTGATTAGTACTATGGGCAACCGTCGTACCAGCCGTATTTGATGTGGACCAAAGTCCGTTGTCTCTATAACGGTGGGATGAATCAAAAAGAGTCAATGGAGTTGACGTACGCATGCGTCCAAACGCATCAACTGCTACACCTGAAGGATTTGCCGGTCCTACTAGATTTCCATAAGGATCCGCTAACATAACAGCTTCGAAGAGTGTTACGTTATGTGGTTGTTTCCATTCGTGTGAGTCAATACGCCATTGAGCCATTAATTAATCCAGTTCTTAAATCTTGCAATAAATGATTCGTGGATACCCATGCCCTTACGAACATCATGATACAATTCATCTTTATGCGCTTTGCTCATGCCAGATGGAGCCATTTTGTGGAATGATTCTTTATCACCAGCAGTGGCATGTTTACGCATTGAAGTACCAGAAGCGGATTCAACTCCGCCTCCACCTTCTTTGCGTTCACCACCTACTGACTTGACCTTGATGCTCTTAAAGTTGTAGTGTCCATGTCTCCCTTCAGTTCCATTGTACTTGTGTAACAAGTTATGAAACTCATGGACACGATCTGAGCCAACATGCATAGTTACATGTGAGTAACCAGCCTTGTGTAGCTTAGACATCTGATGAAGAAGTGTAGGATGGTCCTTTGTCATAGCCTCGACATGAGAACCTTTGACAGCACGAGAAAGATGCTTGACCTTCTGTTCAGGTGTCAGAGGATTCTTCTTGGCATCATGAGATCCTGTTGTCAGAATCTTATGATCCGCACCTTCCTTTTGAGCAGCACCCATTACATGTCTAACGACCATCTCGTGGCCAGCATGCACTGGGTTGAATCTTCCTTGAGTGATATGAATCGACTTCATAGTGCTTTGTCCCTATTAAAGTTAGCAGCTGAGAACTCAGCACGATCTACGATCTTAGTAGGACGATTATGTCTTACTACAACAAATCCTTCAGGCTTAGATTTCTTACCACTAATACTATGGCCAAACTCAGCGTGGCTCGAGAGTGTGTTAGCCAATACATCCTTGGCTTTTTGCAGATGGCTATGCATCTGAAGAACACGCTCAAAATGACCACGATTACGTTGAATGTGAGCTACATCACTTTCCATAGCAGCCGTTTTCATAGCTTTAGCTTTATCTGTCTTAACAGAATCAACTTTTTTCTGATGAGACTTAGCAAGGTGAGCCATAAACTCGTTCACATTTGGCTTAGTGCCAGTACGAACTGTATGGTTGATATAAGTCTTCAAAGGAATACGGTGGCTCTCAATGGCTGTATGAGTCTCCGGACCAGTCTTAGCGTGAAGCTTAGCAGCGGCTGCCATATGCTTTACAAACTTAGTTTGATGATGTGGCTTGTAATCAATGCCAGACATGTCATGCTCAGTTGAAATCAGGTGAACATCTTTATGAAGACCAAACTCATCGAGATTCGGAGCATACTCAGCTTTCATATCCTCTAGGTTCTTACCATTGTACTTGGTATGAACAGCCACGCCAATTCTAGATCTCGAAGCAGCTTTGCCATGAGATGAATTCTTGTCAGCAGAATACGTAATGGTATTCGGAGTAAAGTGAATCTTGTTACCAGACTCGTGCACATCATTTGGTGTGTGCATGATATCACCTTGGAAGACACCCTTCTTTGGAGTTACCTTCGGAAAGTGATCAAGAGCTGCTTTGAGCTTTTCAACAAGACCAGGAGCATGACCATGATTACGCTGAATATCTTCGTGCGTATAGTTGATCTTTGGATTCTTATTGAATGCAGACTTGGAAGCCACAAAGAACTTACCAGTTTCTGGATGGCGACCAAACACAACAGAAGGTGAACCATCATACTTCATGGTTACCTTAGTGGCATTATCTTTACCAGTTAGTCTGTCATGCACATCTTTGAGATTGTGATAGGCATGCGAGAAACCCTCGCCACCAGCATTAATCACATGATCTTCTGCGTGTTCGAGGTGCTTCAGCTTTTCTTCGCTGGCTTCTTCTGTGAGGAAATTTTTAAATGCTGTCATTTGATTGTCTTTATCGATCCATCTGGTTTCACGAAATAAGCTTCGAACTTAACATTAGGGTATTCCTTTTGGAGTTCAAGGAATGCCTTCAGGTTACTCATCGCATCGTCGTATAAACGAGTTTTAGTGTAGTTTTGAGTATTTAGGTATTTGCGAAACACAACTTTCTTTGCTTCAGCAGGTGAATCCATTCCTAGATTACCTGAACGCTCAACGTGCATTGAGTCGATTGGAAGACCATGATCGCGGAAAGTCTGAAGGAACATTTCCTTATCGTCAAAGTCAGCTCGAGCAGTTACAATAATTGCTCGGCTATGAACGTTCTTTTTGGCTTTGACAATAGCCTTTGCCTTTTCGATCATTCTTACAATTGGTGTAGAGGTCTTACGAAACACTTCAGCAGATGCAAACTCTCTGAAGTCGTATTCTTCACCAGCCTTACGTTTGTAGGTATTGAATTCCTGGTTGTCCAACATCCGAACAACCTTGCCATCCTTTACTACAGCAACTTTGGCTTTGGTATGAAAGAGCGTCTCATCGATATCAAAGATCGTGAGAGTTCCGGAACCTACAAAATTTCTAAATCTGTTTATCTTTTTCATATTATCTTTATATCTTGTTTTGAAAAAAATGTCAACTTATTTTAGCGTAAAAATGGATTTTTTTTCGCAGTTCCTGGCTTGACCGAATATTTGCTATCAGGCATTTTGGTGATTTTAATCTCGGCCTGAACTTCATAAAATTGCGAGCGAGTCGATACACGAACTTTAAAGTCACCTTCTCCAGATAAAACTGGAATGGCGGTGTTAAGCCCAAGCGGATTACCTTTACCAATCATGTAAAAGTCGTCTCCAGCTTGCATATAGTATGCTGGTTCTCTCTTGCCTTCTAAATAGTGGCGAGTTACAAGTGCACCTAGATTCATACCAGGTTCATTAGCAATATAACGATTAACATTTGACTGAGAGAAATAAGATTTCATAACGTGTAATGGAACAGCACCCGGTTCATTTAGTCCACCTTTGCTGGTAGGAATCTTAATCACTTTCTCAGGAATGCCAGAGTATTTAGAAATGTCTTTAATGAACTGCTTTGCTTTAGCTGATGAGTTCAAAATCTTAACTGCTTCGGCTGCAGCTGGAGTTTTATATGTTGTTTGCCACTTACCATCACTATAAAATACACGAGGATTAGATAGATTGTCGGTGTGCGACATCTTGACTTCTACCCAAACTTTATCAATACGTCTATTATTATAGGAAGTGATTTTAACATCAGATAAGTCAGTAGCACCAGGAGGACGCGTAGCTGTAACACCAGGAATACTATTGATGTTGTCGGCTACGTCTTTTTCGTACTTGTCAGATGCTGCACTCATAAAAAACTCCTCAGTCTATTTATCATATAAAAAAAGGCCAGCCCTTGTGCAACGCAACAGAGGGGCTGGCCATATTAATCTTATTTATACTATTAAGCGGCAATAAACCATTCTGGAGTTGGCCGCTTGGTCCATGCCATCTTGAATCGATCCTGTTTGGTCTGATAGAACTTACGATAAGATCCTACGATGTCATTGTAGTTAATACACTCAGGATTAGCCTTCATGGCTAGTGGCTGAGGAGTCTTGTAACCAACGGGAATGTTACGAGGCAATTGCTTAAGTACCTCACGTAGCAACGTATCGGTGGCATGAACCTTACCATAACGATACGTATACTCGTCACAGAGAGCTACAAAATGGACATAATGCCAGTTGTAGTTGTTGTTGCTCTCGGCCGTCCAGATGGTACAAGGGTGATGCATATGAACTGCACGATAGAGAACATCCTCACGGCTGTCAGGAAGAGTCCATGCCTTTGACATGGTCTTGCCAGACTTTGATGGCACACGAGTCTGTACGCCGTCAAGCATACGATGAACTGTCGAAAGCATTTGAGCTGACTCGACAATCATCTTGACAACGTGCTTATCGCACTGCAATTGAGCGGCTACAACTGGATCACTATCAAGAACAAATAAATTCATAATAATACCTTAATACATCAAACACGAAATATTGTACACCGTTTTATATCTGAATTCCTGTGGTCTGCTTAATATACTGATTTGCTACCATCTGGCCAGTTTTCACAGCACCAACAATAGTAGTATCAGAGATCAATACGTTACTATCAGGTGCAGACACCAACCATGGCATCATACCGAATCCACCATTACCAGTCATGGCAATAGATCGTGGCTTAATAAGCTCAGTCACTCCACCTTCTTGCTTCACTCGTGCAATGATTTCCTCACCCGAGATAAGCTTAATTGTATAAACTTCATTCTGTTCCATTGTCTTCTACCTTATGCACGTATTTAAATTTCTGTTCTTCTGGCCAAGCTTTAAGATAGTCATTGTCCTCGTCAAACAAGCGAAGATACTCTGCATCATCGATAACACGAGTAGAAGTGATTGTCTCGTCAAGATGTAACTGACTAAACTCTTCAGCCTCTTTGAAA